CAGGTTCTAGTGGTTCATCAGGTTCTAGTGGTTCATCAGGTTCTAGTGGTTCATCAGGTTCTAGTGGTTCATCAGGTTCTAGTGGTTCATCAGGTTCTAGTGGTTCATCAGGTAGTTCTGGAACACCACCAACCTCATTAACATTTACTGCAACGGTTGATAAATCACAAATAGGTGAGCAACCACCTGGTAATGTTATAACGGTTACTGTAACAACAAATATGAGTGCGGAAGGTATGCACATTTGGTGGGGTAAAAAATCAGGAACCGCCAATGTTGAAGATTTTGAAAACCTTAATACTGCAACGACTATTTCATCACCCACAGGGTATACTTTTGATTTAGTTGCAGTTGATGATGAGACTACTGAGGGTGATCAAACATTTTCTGTGGCCATATTTACAGGAAGCACATCTGTACGTGGAGGAGAAGTTGCGTTCACACCTACATTTACAATACTTGATGATTCTATCACACCACAATATAGATATGTAATATTAGAAAGAATTAGAGATTATAACGGAGGTCCTTGTGATTTGGCGGGCAATAATTTAACAAATTTTTGGTGGGATCAACAAACTGACGGTACTCTTGATGGTAGTGACCAGTTATGGAGTGGCGCTGGATATTGTTATAGAGTTGTTTCATTTACAAACGACACTAACGAATTGGGTAATACTCAAATTAGTGATGCGTCAAAAAATAACTGTCCATCATGTCCATATTAATAAAAATCAAATGATAAATAATAAACACCGAATATTAAAACACCTTTATTTATAGTAAGTGAAAAAAATCATACATAAAATACGAAGAAAAGAAATACCAAATTTAGCATTGGTTTCTTTATCTGCGCAACAATGGTATGATAATGAGGGTAATTTAATTCCATGGTCAGATAACACAGGTTATTTACCAACAGGATATACCCCGTCACAAGGTTTTGTAGTTTACAATACAACAACGGGAACAACAGATAATCTTGTTCAAGGTTATTATAAGTATAGTGGTTCTACATGGTATCGTGTAACAGGAACCACATCACAAATTAATTCACAAATTTACGATGATACACAGTTACCTATATTCTTAGAGTCTAGTGCTTATGAGATGGGTCAAATGTATGCGTTTGACGGTAAAATTGGACAAGTTGGACAAAATAAAATAACGGCAAACTTTGCTTACGATGTGGAGTGTGATGTTGTTACGGTTTATAACACAACAAATTATGGTTCTCTTAGTGTTTTAGCTGATGCTGAATTTACAATTCATTGGGGAGATGGAACAAGTAATTCAATTGAATCAAATGGTTCGGTAACAAAACAATTTAGTACTCAAGGGGAACAAAATATTGAAATACAATTTATTGCACCATGGTCAACGGATAGAGTTGTAAAAGTATTGACAGTTAATTGTGAAACTCCAACTCCAACACCAACTCAGACTCCAACAAATGAGGCTACACCTACACCTACACCAACCAATACATCCACACCAACTCAGACTCCAACTCAGACTGTTACACCTAGTCAGACACCGACTAATACAGTTACGCCGACAAATACCCCTACTAATACACAAACACCAACGAATACCCCTACTAATACACAAACACCAACCGTTACACCAACCCATACACCAACTGGAACTTTGGTACAGTCGATAGAACCATCAAGGACCCCAACAGGTACACCTACACAAACGCCGACCAATACTATTACACCGACCAACACACCAACTCAGACACCAACTAATACCGAGACACCAACTCAAACGCCTACTAATACGGTTACACCAACCAATACTGAAACACCGACCCAAACGCCTACTAATACACCAAGTGAGACACCAACTCAAACGCCTACTAATACTGAAACTCCAACCAATACACCAACCCCAACTAATACTGAAACACCAACTGAAACGCCGACTCAGACACCTACACCAACAAATACTGAAACGCCGACTCAGACACCTACGCCTACACAAACTGAAACACCAACTCAAACTCCAACCAATACCGAAACGCCGACTAATACTCCTACACCTACAAATACTGAGACCCCAACCGAAACGCCGACTCAGACCCCAACTCAGACTGAAACACAAACACCTACGCCAACTCAAACTAACACAGAGACACCAACCAATACACCAACTCCAACTAATACTGAAACACCAACCAACACCCCTACTAATACTGAAACTCCGACTCAGACTCCAACACCAACCCAAACTGAGACCCCAACCAACACACCTACGGTTACACAAACACCTACTAACACAGTTACACCTACTAATACCGAAACGCCGACCAATACTCCTACACCTACCAATACCGAAACACCAACCAATACTCCTAGTCAGACTGAAACTCCGACTCAGACTCCAACGCCAACTAACACAGAAACACCAACTCAGACTCCAACTCAGACTGTTACACCGACTAATACGGTTACACCGACTAACACCGAAACGCCAACTAACACCCCAACACAAACTGAAACGCCAACCAATACTCCTACACCTACTAATACCGAAACACCGACTAACACGCCGACTAATACAGTTACGCCAACTAACACAGAAACACCAACTCAAACACCTACTCAAACTCAAACTGAGACGCCAACTCAGACACCTACTAATACCGAAACTCCAACTCAAACTCCGACTCAGACTCAGACTGAAACGCCGACTAACACGCCGACCAATACCGAAACTTCAACTCAAACACCTACACCGACAAATACTGAAACACCGACTAATACACCTACTAATACTGAAACGCCAACTCAGACGCCAACACCGACAAATACTGAAACACCGACTAACACGCCGACTAACACAGAAACACCAACACAGACTCCAACCCAAACTAACACAGAAACTCCGACTCAAACTCCGACTAATACTGTTACGCCGACTAACACCGAGACGCCGACTAATACACCAACACCTACCAATACTGAAACGCCAACTAACACGCCGACCAATACAGTTACACCTACCAATACGGTTACACCAACTCAAACGCCCACTCAAACTCAAACAGGTACACCAATTCAATCACCGACTAATACCGAAACGACAACCCCAACCCCAACACAAACTCAAACCGGTACACCAACCAATACACCAACACAAACCAATACACCAACACCAACATTAGATTGTGTGGTGGATGTAACTTTCACGGAAGTTTTCTCTATACCAACCCCAACACCAACATTAGATTGTGTGGTGGATGTAACTTTCACGGAAACATATTCAATACCAACCCCAACCCCAACACTAACAAATACAGTTACACCAACTCCAATAGGACCTTGTGTTAAACCATCATCTGGTTTAACAACGTATCAATTAATAAGGAGTGTAGAGGTTTTAGGTGAACAATATATTTTCTATACAGGTACAACAACAAATGCGGGTAATGTTTACAATTTGTATAAATATTATACCTCTCAAGGAACAGGATATGAAACGGTTGATATCGCCACAATTGCAATTGGAAATAGGGTATATCTTAATGATCCATATTTTACAAATTGTGAATGTGCAACAAATGGTAAGTATTGGTTATTTGATTCATCATTTATTAATTCAAATGACCCTAACGTTAAAATAGTAACCATTGTTGATTGTATTATTACTGATATTACCGATTGGACATATAGTGAACCTACACCACCCGGAGTAGTTTATAAAAGAGTGTACCCTGGAAGTAATGTAAATTCTTATGGTTACAGTCCGGGAACTACTTATTGTGGAGGTATTAGTATTGCATCACAAAGTGGTTATGAATTTTATTTTGTTGGGAATGGAACATTACCCGCACTTGGAGATTTGACATATAAAAAATTAGTTAATGGTAGTGTCTATGAAATTGCTTGGCCATCCCCTTCAAATTGGCAATATATAAGTGCAACACTTGGGTCACCTACGGTAATGTCATGTAATGTAACTGGTCAATATAGTGAACCCGTAAATGGATATGACGAAGGACGTGTAAATGCAATAACAATTTGTCCATAAAAATAAAAATGATATTTATAAATAAGAAATGAATAGATACTTTTATGTAAAAATTACCACGGGGACATCACAAGGTCCTTACAACATCCACTACGATGGTGTAAGTACTAATTACGCCACCTTGGTATATACTGAAAGTGACGCAATAAATGTTTCATATTCAGATTTAACAACAGATTCAGGAGTTTTACTTTCGGTACCAATAGAGACAACGTTAATAACATTACATAATACAAAAGAAAATTGTTCATTTGATTTTGTAAGTATGTTACCAACTCAAACACCAACGGTTACACCAACAGTTACAATAACACCTACTATTACTATTACGGTTACACCAACTCAAACTGAGACCCCAACAAATACCCCAACTAATACAGTTACACCAACAAATACGGTTACACCAACACAAACTGAAACGCCGACTCAAACACCTACACAAACTCAAACCCCAACTAATACCGAAACGCCGACCAATACCCCTACGGTTACACAAACACCAACCCAAACTGAAACACCGACTCAAACACCTACTCAAACTGAAACACCAACTAACACCCCAACAAATACAGTTACACCGACAAATACTGAAACGCCAACTAACACACCAACGAATACAGTTACACCGACTAACACACCTACAAATAGTGTTACACCAACCAATACACCAACGGTTACACAAACGCCGACTAATACAATTACACCAACCAACACCCCAACAAATACCGTTACACCAACCAATACTATTACACCAACTGTTACACCAACAAATACCGTTACACCAACAAATACCGTTACACCAACTCACACACCAACACCAACAAGTACACCAAGAGATTGTAATGGTTGTACATCATATAATGTTGTAATATCACAAGCGGATTTGGATGTAATAAGTGGTAATACCGATAATAAAATCTATTTATATTATTATCCATGTGAAACGGGAACACAAGAGTTCGTGACATATTCATCGGCTGGAACTTATGAAAATGAAATATGTTCAGACAACTGTTCAAATGAGGAACCATCACTCTATTCAAGTTTTGATGGAGGTACAAATCCTGAAAATTCTTATTTAATTGAAAGAAGTGGTGATTGTAGTCTAAGTATATCAAGAAGATCTAATTGTGGAACCGGTACGGTTGTAAACACAATTAATTCTGCTGGATTAAGTAGAATGTTAAACACATTTGAATTAGATCAACCATATGGTAACTACGAAATGACAGTAAGTGCAACAACTAATAATAATACTACTGAGATTTTTATAGGTAATTATGAGGAAAAAGTTGGTGAATTATTTATATTAACTGGAGGATTAAATGAATTCACCAAAACAGTTGGTTATTATAGTTCAAAAGAAAATAAAGTGTTGGATATATATGTACTCTCAACAAATACAGGATTATTCCAACCATTTGATTTATCTGTAACAAGTTCTTGTCAAACAACAGTATCTTGTGATTCGGTATCTGAAACAACCGAAACGTATAAACAAAATGTTGTATTAAACGTTACAGACGCGGGTTATATTATTTACAATAACGTATCGGGACAACAAACAATATATGCTACAGTTGGAACACAAACAATTTATGATTGTGTTATTATTGAAACAATAAAATCTCCATTAGTTCTACTTAATCCTGCTTCATTCACAATAACAAATGAAGGTACATTATGTAATTCAACGGTTGCTGTGATAGGTGATTGTGTGGATATTACATTCTCTGCAAATTATGGATTTAGTGCAACAGCAAATTGGTTAGATTGTAATGGAAATGAAATAACAAGATTTATAAATTCAGGTGAGATATTCACAACAACAGGTAAAGTTGATAGTGGAAGTGGATTACCTGTAATATATGGTGAAGCGATATAAAAAATATAAAAAATGAGTACATATACTAACATTCCTAGCGTATCTTTTAGTGTACCTTTTGGTAGGGTCTCTAAAATTATTTGGTTTAATGTTCAAAACACTTACGGAACATTTAATGTAAACTTTTATTTGGACCCTAGTCAAACCGAGGATATTAATATTATGATATTTAACTATAGTAGTAAAAAGGAATTGTTTGTAAAAAAATACAACAGAACCCCAAGTTTAACAACCATAATTGAAACAGTAAAATTAACACACATACCCAGCACTATGTCAACCATATATGGGTTAAAAATATTTTAACAATAGAAAATGAGTAATTTTAATTTTAATTGTCCAGAACCGATACCAGGTGATACTCCATCAACACACGAATGTGGTGTTGAGAAGGTATTTACATGGGCAAATACAGGATTACATAACTCAAGTTCTAATAGTTTTTATTTAGTCTATTCTAAATTAACAAATTTAAGACCAATATATGTCATAGTAAAACCAACTGTTCAAAAACTATTAAAATTTAATTTTACTCCTGTTACAACAAATGGTGCAAATATCACCGTTTACATAAAACAAAAAAAGAACGGAATTGACACGGTTATCTCTGAAATTCCATTAGGTATCTTATCCTCAACCTATAGTAAATATTTACAAGTTTTATTAGATGATGAGAATAAAAGTGATGTAATTTTTACTGTAGAATTTAGAACAACGGGAGGAAGTAGTGGAAGTTTTAAAGTTCAATTAGATTGTGACCCTGAAGTTATATCAGGAGAATTTTGTACTGGTTATAGTGGTTCATCAGGAACTTCAGGTTCTAGTGGTTCATCAGGAACTTCAGGTTCTAATTCCGCAACATATTGTAATGAATGTCCACAAACAATAAAATTATACACTGAAAAAGTGCCAGGTTGGAGTGTTGCACCATTTACAAATTCACCATATTATCTTGACGATAATTTAACTATTGAACTTACTAATGGGGACATATATGTCCCAAAAGTTAATTTTATTGGTGGGGGAGATAATAAAATTATATTAACATATAATATTTCAACACATAGATTTGAAATTGGAAGTTGTGGTGGTGGGTCTGGTGTGTATGGATGTAGTCCAAATAGTAGGTCAACAGAATTAACAACAAGTACCGCTAAAGAAACACATCCATATTTTCCAGATGCGTTTAATCATTCGGAAGATATGAATGGTATTAGTTTAAATACGGGACTAAAATACACATCATGGGATTTTGTTTTTTCATTAAATGCACCAAATAAATTTGTACCGGTAACAGTTTCATTTACAGGGAATAATCAGGGAGTTTATTATGTTGTTGGGGATGGGGTCAATTTAAATAAAATAGGTGAAATATCGTATTTAAAAACTTGGGATGCCAATCAAGGAGTTTTTAATGTTGGAAATTATTCTAACCTGTATAAGTTACCATATATATTAAATGTACAAAATAGAACAGATTATTTTGTAACAAATAGTGGAATGATTCACGTTAGAGTTTCTGTTGCGTACAAAAAAGATGCAATAAGTACTAATGGATTTCCAACTACTATAAATGTTTCAGTTGGTTGTGGTGATTTAGTTCATAAATATAAAGTTGGTGTTCATCCATATTCGGCATACGATTCATTAGTAAATCCCAAAATTGAAACATATCTTTATAGTTTATCTCCTATAAACACTTGGGATGCATCCACAAGTAAAACATTCTATAATAGAGTATTTAATAACTCATTATTAAGTTATTTCTCATTACCATACTACTACGGTGCACTATATGACAATAACATGGTGTATAAAATAGGTAGCTCAAATATAAAAAGAGAATTTGGTACAAAAACAGATTATCAATTTAAAAGTAGATTATTTGCAAGTACTAAAGTAATACCGAAAGTTGATGGACCAAAAGATTGGACATATGTACCACAAAATAATACATATACAACAAATTATTCATTAAATCCATCATATGATAGGGCAACAATAAGCGCCATTGAACTATCGTGGCCAGCCACTGGACACATAAGTGAAAAAATTCCGCAAGGTAGCTTAAGAGTACCGAGCACATATTCCTATTTTTTAGGATACTCAAATAGTTCAAATTATTTAGCAAATAATGAACATTTTACAGCATATAATTTTTCAAACGAAACTCATATACCGTTAAATGGTTTTGAACATGCCATTTATAAAAACGGAAAAAATTATGCTTTGTCTTCTGGTGTTCCAGAAAAGTATCTCATCTCAGATAAACCTATTGAACAAGGAGGTGCAGATTTTTTGGTTGGTTATAGTATAGGATATGCACTTCTTTCATTGGCCAAAGGGGCTCTTGTTGCGGGACCTATAGGGGCCATTGTTGCCGGTATAGCATTACTTGTCGGTTTATTTTTAGGAAAAAATATTACAAGAAGAGAATTACCTTTAAAAATTTTAAGAAAAAGATATACGACAACACCATATCTTAATACAAACGTTACGGTTTATAAACACTCAGACATGTCTACGGGTAATGAGCATAGTAATACTCCATATGAAAGTTATTATACCACATTATGTGACGGTGCATATTTTTACAGTGTATCAAATAGTGGAGTTATAACTAATAGATACGTGTCATATGCCTTAGACACAACACAAAATCCAAATGTTAGTAGATTTTCAATAGATATTATGAGAATCAGTGACCCAACATATACTAATGCACCTATTGTAACAACAAATTTTGCAGATTTATTTTTACTTTTCTATATTGCAGGTAAACCAGAATCATACTCAACTGGAACATCATATACAAGTTCTGCAACCACTTATACTATTATACAAACAAATAACGTTATTGGAGAATTAAATAACCCAATACCAATTAACATAACAATACCCGATGGGTTTATAGTTTCTGACATATCCGAAGCTGATGCTAATGACAAAGTACAATCGTATTTAGAATCAATTACGGGAAATACACAAGATACACTATATTCATATCAAGATAAACCGGGTAATAAAGTAATAAGTACATATTTTACACACGAATTAAAAGTGGAAAATAAACCAAACGTATTTGAAATACATTACAATGATGCGGATGGATTAGGTATTGTACAAGGTAAAAAATTATATTACGACATTGACGGAGACTCGACAGTTTTAAATGGATATTATTCAATAAGTGACGGAACAAATTATAGAAAATTTTATAAAACAACAGACGGTATTGTAAGTGACATAATAACATTGGTCAATAGTGGTGATTCAACGGCAATATCCGAAGATAGTGGAACTGTAAATATTATTACAACAGGACTAACATACACCAGTGGATGGTTTTTAACTTCATATGACCAATCAAATTTACAGTTAAATGTTTATAACGATTTAAATGGATTAATAACAAATTGGAACACAAGTAATTTTTATAATAGTGAATATATTGTAAGAGGATTTATTGATGACCTATCTACAAAAGAGACTTTTTATTTATATGATGATAACACAAGTTCGTATTCATACACTGAAGCGGATGAAGGTTTGTACAGGGAAATATTTCCATTTGAGAGTACAATTTTTAAATATAATAGACCACATACTGTTTACATTGATTATGAAGAAATATGTAGTACGATAAGTTCAAATGGTGTTAATTTTAAAACAAGAAATGGTAATGGTGACCCAACCGCAACCTTTGTTGGTGTAATATTTACCGCAAACATTTACATCGCTAGTGGTTTATATTCATCCACAACCGTAACAATGTTATCTCAGGAGTATGAAAAATTTGTAGAATTACCATTACTTCAATATAATGATGTAACCGATGTAACAATATCAATAACATCAACCAATCCATATGAAAAAATAACATTTAGTGGTGGTGATTTTATTGGATGTATCGCACCAATCGATTGTGATTATTATGAAAATACTTTATACATAGTTGATTCGTATGGTTATATTCAATATGAGAATACTGATAATATAATACAATATGAATTTGTTTCAGAGGGGATTTTCACATTAACAACACCAATAGTACATGGTACATTAATGAGTTCTCAATCAGTAGAACATGAATATCTTATTGCTTCAATTAGAGTATTAAATTATGGTGATTGTTATACATTACCTACCCCAACACCTACACCTACTAATACAGAAACACCAACTCAAACACCAACTCAAACTGAGACCCCAACACCTACACCAACCAATACTGAAACTCCGACTAACACACCAACACAAACACCAACCCAAACACCTACTCCAACAATCAATTGTGAGTTCAATATTAACGTAATTACAATTGAACCATCATCAACACCAACTAACACACCTACACAAACTAATACACCAACACAAACTGAAACGCCGACTCAAACTCCGACTCAGACACAAACACCGACTCAGACTGAAACTCCAACCCCAACTCCTACACAAACTGAGACACCAACAGGTACACCTACACAAACACCAACACAGACCCCAACACCAACAATTAATTGTGATTTCAACATTAGTGTTGTGACCATAGAACCTAGTGCAACTCCAACTAACACACCTACTAATACAATTACACCTACTCAGACTCAGACGCCGACTAACACAGAAACGCCAACTAATACACCAACACAAACTCAAACTCAGACACAAACTGAGACACCTACTCAAACGCCAACACAAACCCCTACACAAACTGAAACACAAACGCCAACGCCAACTCAAACTTTAACACAAACACCTACACCTACAATCAATTGTAACTTCAACATCAATGTTGTAACCATAGCACCTAGTGCAACACCAACTAACACACCAACACAAACTCAAACAGGTACACCAACTCAAACCCCAACACCTACTCAAACCCCAACACCTACTCAGACTGGTACACCTACTCAAACACCAACTCAGACTCAGACACCAACACAAACTCAAACACCTAGTCAAACTCCGACTCAGACTCAGACACCTAGTCAGACACAAACACCTAGTCAAACAGGTACACCGACTCAAACACCAACACGGACTCAAACACCAACACCAACAAGGACCCCAACACCAACACCTTTCGGAACATTTGTTGCATCGTATAGTGTTAATAGTATGAGTGAAGTATGTTATCAAACCGGAGCAATTCCTGTGGATACATTTACTATTACCAATAGTAGAACTGCTGGTTCAAGTTTCTGTGATGCAAACATTAAACTTAGTAGTAGTTTAATTAATATGACATTTGGTCCAAACGGTAATAACTATGTTTGGTTAAAATTACAGGGAAGTGAAATTGTTAGAGAATTTTCTATAGGATTACCTTATAATGGGGGAGAGTTTTACGGATTAGCTTACGGAGATTGTGTTACTTGCCCAACTCAAACACCAACAAATACACCAACACAGACACAGACACCGACTCAGACACAAACACCTAGTAATTCATTAGCTGGTGTTACGGTTTCACTAACCTTATTAAATTACCCAACATGTTATAATAGTACAAACGCTAGTGTAACATTATCTGCGGCTGGTGGTTCGGGTAGTGGTTATGAATATCGTGTTGATGGTGGAAATTGGCAATCACAAGTTACGTTCTTTAATTTAGGTACTGCTTTATATTATTTTGAAGCGAAAGATGGTAATGGTTCGGTTTCTACAACAGGTGTATCTGTTGATTTTAGAAAAACAGCACCAAGTTGTACAATAAATGTGGTAGATCCACTATGTTATGGAGGACAGGGATCAATTTCGGTACTTAACCCACTTGGAGGTAATAGTGGAGCATATACTGTTTCAATTGATGGAGGATCAACATATGAATCCTTCCCACAAACGTATTCTAATTTGTCCGCTGGTGATTACTCAATAACTGTTAGAGACACCTTAGGTTGTACTATTTCATATCCACAATATATTTCGCAACCATCATCACAATCGTCATCAATAACTAGTGTTGTGGGAGCAACAAGTGGAGATAATGGTTCATTAACAATATCATCTAGTGGTGGGGTTTGGAATAAAACATATAGGTTATATAAAGATAGTGCATCACCATATAATGATTACCCAACTGATAACTTAGTCGCAATATACACAGATGTAACATCAGGTTCACCGTCTATTAGTGTCACAGGATTAGCTTGTGGTTATTATTGGTTACATGTGACAGATGCAAACGGATGTGTTACCACTACGATTGAACATCAAGTAACTTGTCCAGCACCTCCATTAACATTATATCCGGTTTATTTACGTTCAGGTCAAATTGGCGGAACTGAAGATTTTGGTAGTGCATGTTACAACTTTGCTAATGGAGCAATGATGGATATTACAATATATACAGAAACGGGAGGATTTACAGATGGATATCAAGCGTTTAGTGACGGTTCAGGTGATACAATTTATTCGGGTGTAGGTTATTACACCGATGGATCAGTGTACGGAAGAATTCTGGGTGGAACAATAGCACATTATGGATTATGTGGTGGTGGACCAACGCCATAAAATAGGATTTAAAATGAAACAAAATAAAGATATATTTATAAATAAAAGATTATGCCACAAGGACTAATAGGACAAGTAACAGAATTAACGTCGGATGTTACAATACAGTTAACATCTGCCGGTTCAGCCGGACCCGATAATTTCACTGTTCAAATTGCAAGATGGGACACTGGTAGTATTACTACGGGAAATACTAGAACAGTCACAACTGGTTTATCAAGAACCGCAACCTCAACATTTAATGGGGGTAGTTTAACGGTATCACCATACTACGGAATTACTGGTATCACACCTATGGATTATGCATTAGTTACGACTTCAGATAGTAGTTGTCACACATCAGATGTTGACCAAATTTTATCAAGTGCATTATCGGTGTATAACCCAAGTTCAAACGGTGTAATTAGTGAACAAACAAGTATATCGAGTAATGCAATAATCATGTATGATTTCATAGGAGGTGGAGATGTTGTTACAAATTCGTCCTATCAAGACATTGCGTCATTTACAACATTACCTTTTGGAAACTTGGGTTACTATGAAGATTATCCATTATCTGGTTTTATAATAGAACATGTATCTACACTTGATTCAAATGGATATGGAATCCCTGGATACTTTTCCCAAGGTCCTTTAGCAAATCCTGTAATAACTAATGATATCTCTAATGGTGATGGTCAACATTTTAGAATTAGAGCAACACAAATACCTGGAATTACAGCATTGGAACCCGGTCCAAATGTGAGTAAATATAAAATCACATGGACCATGTCGGGTAATTTTGCATTCTTTGAATTTTGGTGGGATGCAAATGGAAATGCATAATTTTTTAACCTTTCCTAATTTTTAAAAATTATTTATATTAATAAAGTCTTATAAAGATATTTACTAGTGTAAACAATTTTATTTATGCCCATCCCAATTGGTTCCTTAACCATAAATGTTCCTGATTATTTAATACCCCCAACGGGTAAAACGATAAATCAAGGATATGAATTTGATTTAGAGTATCAAATCAGAACAGGTAATACTTTACCTACTTATCCATATACTGGAAATACAACAATTAGTTACATTGGGATAGGTACAAGTAGATTGGATGAAAAAAGAAAATATGGTACAAGTTCGGGATATGATAGTTCCACTTTTACATACGGTAATACGGAAGATGGTGTAGCTTATACAGGTTACACATTTACATATACGGGGTCAAATACAAATGCAACACTATATTATCGAGATAGGGCTGACGGATTTACAGAAATAGCGGGAAACACTTCGGGATACACCAAAGAAGAAGTTTTTCAACAGGTACTAACAAGAAATGAACATTTTTTAGGATTTATAGAAGAACCGAGAGTTTATTCTGACATTTTTGTGGACAGAGGTAAACAAGGTGTAAGTGAGAAAAACCTAAGATTAACTGAAATTGACAACCTCGGTGAATTATCAATCTATGGAAATGGATTTTTTAAGGTTAGAAAACAATAAAAATTATATTTATAATAAAAAGATATGGCAGTAGGAAGTTATGGTATAATTAGACCCGCGGACGTTTCACCAGCAGACGTTGAAATCTTATATCATTATGTATCAGGTAGGACGACGGACGCCACTGTTACGTTAACAAAATTAGATTCAGCAACGGTTTTAACTCCTGTGTATCACAATACAAATACAGATTCATCAGTTGGTAAAACAGCAACAGGAAAAGAAATTCTTGGAGGATTATATAATTTAAAATTATCATCCGACATGTTTTCAAATTTAGGAGTTTACACTCTTCATTTAAGACCTAAACAAATCAGAACATCTATTATGGATTGTGGAGTTTTAGCGTCACTTCCATCAGTTAGAGGTTTGGTTATAGATTTAAACAATGTACCGACAGAATTCAGAGGAAAATTTGTTCCACAAGGAATGGTTGGATATAGAATTGAATATATTAATAATGACGGAACATTTCAGAAAATACCAAACTTTTATAGAATGGTCACATCGTCATTTTATTGCACACCAATAGTTGCAAATTTAACAAATTCAACAGATAAGGCGGTTAGATATCAATACACAGACCAAAGTTCAAATTTGGTTTTTATGACAGTAACACCCTCATCATCACCATCGAGTAGACCAAATGTGGTCCCATATATCGGAGCACCAGGACAAAGTATTATTATTTCAAATACATTCTTCAACCCAACAACGGTTGAAGTTGAAATGGTTGAACATGATTCATCAACATTAGCAAATGCTCTTTATGGTAATCAAACTAAAGCAATTACTCCGGGTATTTACACAATCTACGATAAAGATAATAACATCTACAAACAATTCAACCTTTACGAAATTAAAGACCAATTTAATGATACATTATATGAGGTACGTGAAGAGAGAGATAATATAGATGAGACTTTAAACTTGGATAATATCAAAGCGTAATGGCAGTAGTTAAAAGAATTGTACCAAGTCAAGCAGCATCGGGAGCTGAAACTTTTAGTGATAGTTTAGTTGGTAATCAAAGAACCTTAGGTAATTTGACCAATGAAAACTTTACACTTGATAAAGTCATTCCTGAAAGAGACGCGAAAAAATTCAAGACTTCACCATTTTCAGATTTTTTAACATTAGATACCTTAAAAGAAGAAACTGATTTAACAGTTTCGGAAGATGGTATGGGTACCATCATTAAAAAAGAAAAGATAAAATTTAGAGGTGGAATTAATGACGCTGGTAAATCTTTATTTGGTTCTTTAAAACTTAGATTAGAAATTTCGGTTAACGATATTATTAGTAGATTTCCTAGTGGGATGTTAATTGATAAGGATAGTCCATCAAGAATTGATGCAAACACGATTAAAAACATTTCATACAATTCAATTTTAAAGAATACCACATTTTATGTAAATAAGAATATAATTTACAATCCTTTAGATATTGTTATTCAACAACCTAAAAGTAACACAATACCAACAAGTTCAAATCCACTAAGAAATTTTTATTCATCATATAAAAAATATGTAATAGAATATGATGGAAACGTTTATCCAATTATCGGATACACGGAACCTAATAGTGATAATGAAATTAAATTAATCGTTACAGGAAATCCTTTTGGTAATCTTTTAAACGCAGAAGTAAACGCATTTATCAAACCAAAAGATTCAATCATTGAAGAATTCTTTAATAATTTAGATGAAATTCAAACATTATTAATTGATAGAACATCCTCACCAATTTATACTGCAACATTTAAAGTTCCAAATACAAGTTTAGATGGTTCAAAAACTGAAATTAGTAATTTTGATGTAACATGGCCAATTTCTAAAGATGGATGGAACATTCAGATTGTCGGACTTGGTTATGAACAATACATTGAAAGGTTAAGTGGTATTGGTGATGAGATTGACGATTATAAATCCAATTTAGTTGTTAGATTTTTATCTGCACCACAATTATTTGAATTTGATACTGAAGACCAAAAGGTTCAATCCCTTTTTCAATTATACGGACAAAGTTTTGATAGGGTAAAAAAATATATAGATAACATTGCATACATGAGAAATGTAAGTTATGATAGTATTAATAACATACCTGATTTATTATTAAAAAATTTAGCGAACACATTAGGTTTAGATACTGTTAATCTATTTGATGAAAAATCATTGAATGATACATTGTATACAAGAACCGACACACAATATGCGGGGTTAACTGTCGGACATACATTGGTTGATGCTGAACATGAATTCTATAGAAGATTATTAGTTAATTTAGCACACATTTATAAATCAAAAGGTACTAGAGCGTCTTTAGAATTCTTTTTAAAATTCTTGGGAGCTCCTGAACCAATGATTAAAATTAACGAATACATTTATGAAGTATCCTCAGTACCAAAAGTACAAAGTGTATTAGGTAACGATGTTTACGATTTAATAAATGGTTTAAAGGTAACAACACAAGTTACAAGTGTTACTGAAAGTGCAACAGGTATAACATACAACACACAATCTATTACAGGAACAACAAATTTAAGTTCAGATGAATATCCGATTGATGAAAATAACTTACCAAGAAAAGTAACTAATTTAACTGACGATATATTCTTCCAAAAAGGTGCGGGTTGGTATGATTTAACTTTGAATCACAGATCAACAATGGTTGTTGACAAAGACAATTCAATATTAACGGGTTACACTAAAACAATTAAAACTAAACCAAAAGATTATACATATGGTGAAGATTATTTTGATAGTTTTAGAAATTTACAAGGATTAGGATATGGATTTGAATTAGATTCAAAAATCGACAACAAACAAATTAATAATTCAACCACCTCTGATTCTAAATTAATTTTAAATAGAAAAAATTTAAATGTTAATTTATCTGCATCAAGAGCAATTGATTATGACATATGGAGACAATCAAGAAACTTAGGAATTGACTTTGGTAGTGCAACATTATACTCTCAAACGGGATATACATTTGCAGAATATCTTGATACAGTTTTAAATCAAACAATTAAAAATTCAAATGTAATCAAATACAAAAACAATTATATTGTTCTTCAGGACATTTATGATGATTACATGAATCAAGTGAATAATACGGGATATACACCATATAATTTCATTTCAGCAAACGAATTTATTGAAAAAATGAGTCCTTATTGGACAAGTGTTATTGACCAATTCGTTCCATCAACAAGTTTATGGACGGGAGGTAATTTAATTGAGAATAACATTTTTCAAAGGTCAAAATACAAATACAAGAAACCTTGTCAAATATATGAATTTTTAGAACCGGCATTTCCAACACCAGCAGAAGGTAATAGACATTTCCAAGAAGAGATATTTCAATTCCAATTTTATTTCAGTCAAGATGACGATTTAAATTACGATGGTTATTTACAATTTTTTCCAATATTTGAAATTGACGGAATAACATATTCAGGTTCAACCGACCCTGTTTTTATTCCTATACCACTTAATTCTGAATATGGATATAATGCACCATACATGGGTGTGTCAACTAACAATACGAATATAATATCTTTTGAAAATGTTCCAACACCAACACCAACCTTAACTAAAAAGTTATTATTCGACCCTGAGAATTATGAGGCAATACAGGGTTATACTGGTACAACTTATGCTTTATTAAGTGGAACTACAACCACAAATTTTAGTGCTAAATTATATAAAGGAAATGGTACAAATGATTTTGAACCTGATTATAATAAATTAAGATTATTGTGGAGAGAGGCGATAATTGATACTGTAAATTATATTAATTTTTATTCGGGTTACACCACAGATGGTATTAATGGATTTAAAGGTACAACACATTCTGGCGGTACAAATACAATAACAAGATTACCAAGAATATCATGTGAATTTTTACCATTTGTAGGTGGAATTGATGGAGATGAGTATGTTAAATTTAAATCTTACAAATATGGTCCACATAGTTGTACTGTAGATAAATCTTTTGAATTTAAAGTTGGTTACGGTGCAATTGCTATTGACCCAACTCCAACCCCAACTCCAACACAAACACCAACACAAACCCAAACACCGACACAAACACCAACTCAGACTCAGACGCCAACACAAACACCAACTCAGACTCAGACGCCAACACAAACACAAACACAAACACCAACACAAACATTGGCATGTTATATGACAGGTAATGCGGTGTACAGTGCAGTTCCACTTATAACACAATCACCAACTCCGACTCAAACACAAACCCCAACTCAAACACCAACACCAACAACTTATTATAGATACTTTAAAGTTGAGAGATGTGACGACCCGACAATTGTAAAATATACGGTTACATATAACACCAGTGATTTTACATATGGTAACAGAGTTTATTGGGGAGACGCCGATATAACATATGTAATTGTTGACACATTTGACCCTGCAATTGATACACCACCAGTGTCGTCGTCTGAGTTAATACAAATCACTAGATCTTTAGATCCAGATAATGGACAACCACTTAATGATTGTGAGGAAGCAACACCAGTCGTTTATAGAACGGCTAGAGTATTTGCATGGTCAACAGCATCTGGTCCAACATTAACTGATATTAAAACGGCAGCATGTGGAGAAAACCCGAGTGGATTACCCGTTGGTTATGTGTCATTATCACAAAACGGTTCAGAATCATTATATGTTAGTGATCCGGCTATAACTTCAGTAACACCGTCAACAATTTATACGTTATATGATGCAAATATAGGTGGTAGTGTTGTTAATGGTGGAGACAAATATTATGCAATTTTAATTTATGGTGGAGGTAATGTTTTCCAATATGTTGCATATATAACAACAGCTGGTCAAATACAAGATTGGTCAGAATGTACTACAACACCACCATCAACACCATCATATGGTATAAGTGTAAGTCCAAGTAGTTCTGATGATGGAGGTGGATCATTTACCACAACTGTGACCGCAGCAAATATATCGTTCCCTCAAACACTTTATATAACAATATTAAGCACAACTGGAACGGTTAATTTATCTGATTTCCAAAATAACTTCCCATCAACAATTTCATTAACATATTCAGGTGAGGAATATTCTTTTTCATTGGCTGAAGACCAATTAACAGAAGGAACTGAGAAATTTAAATTAGAACTTAGAAGTGGAAGTGCTTCAGGTACCGTCTTATCAACCTCAAGTGAGATAACAATTACTGATGGTTCGTTAGATATATATTATTACACATTGGCACCTTGTGCGGGTGGTACTAATTTATATTCGACAGGGTATGAACAAGGAACATATGATTCAGGAGATATAGTTGAGGGAAGTTCCGAAACATATTATGTCATTGCGGGGTCATCAACAATAGACCCTGGAGGTAATAAAATAAGTGTAACACTTGCAAATATAACTATTTGTCCTGAAGTAGAACCACCACCTCCACCACCGGCAGCGTTGGATTTTAACATTACAGGTGGATGTTTAGGTGGATCAGGAACGGGTACGATAAGTATTGGGTCATTTGATGGTGGAACAAATTCTTATAGTAGTGTTAGAATTGGTGATTCTTTACAAAATGCTGGAATGTCAACACCAATTGATTTAACTGGTGAAATTTCATATTATTGGAATAATTTGGCCAATGGAACTTGGTACGTTTTATTATATGACAGTAGTAATAGTGTTAAAACAAAATCAGTAACAATTAGTTGTACTACACCACCACCACCCGACCCATCACCTGAACCTGTTTACACATACGATTGTATTAATGGAAATTGTACCGCAGTACAAGGATATGGAGGTACATACTCAAACTTAGAGGCTTGTCAGGCTGATTGTACAGAACCTTCCTATACATACTATTGTAAAGAACCTGATGGATTTTGTCAAGCTCAAGTGGATCCTTGTTCTGGAACTCAGATAGAGTGTGGAGAATCTGAACAACCAAGTTAAAAAAATAAAAAATAAATAAAATGGCAATATCAGGAACTATAACATTATCAACAGTATCGACAAATATGTCGACATTTGATTTATACTCTTGTACCTCATCAAGTAATAGTTCATGTGGTGGAACTGCATTTGAAACAAATGTAACAAGGACAGAATTATTAAATGGTTTTGTAAGTAATGTAATTCCTGATGGAACTCAATACATTAAGATAAATCCAAATGTTGGGGATTGTTTAAATTTATATCTTATTACACAGTTAAATGGTGCACCTGCAATAACTCAGACCCCAACCCAAACACCAACTCCGACTCAAACACAGACCCCAACACCAACGACAAATGTTACTGAACCAACTGTCTACACATACGATTGCTTTAATGGAAATTGTATTGAGGTAGAAGGATATGGAGGTACATACTCAAACTTAGCAGCTTGTCAGGATGATTGTGATCCATTAGTTTGTTTTATTGAAGGTACTAATATCACATTATCGGATGGTTCACAAGTATTAATTGAAACATTACAAGTTGGTGATGTGTTAATGTCATTTAATATTGAAGGTTTACCATCAGATTCGGACACTAATGAAGTATTAACTACGTGGAATACGAATGAAATTGTTGGTAACTTGAGTCAAACAACTATAGTTAATATAGTCGCAAAACCATCGGATAAAACAATCTTAATAAATAACTTATTAAGAACAACTGAATATCATAGACATTTAGTAAAACATCCGACAGGATGGAGATTTATTCAAGCAAAAGACGTTTTAGTTGGTCAATTTTTATTAGATATTAATAATAATGAAATTGAAGTAACCTCAGTTGACGTAATAGAAGAAACTGTAACAATTTACCAAATGGACGTAGAGGATATTGATTTATTCTACGCTGAGGGTATATTAACACATAATATTAAACAACCCGAACAAACATATTGTTGCTCTAATGGACAATGTATTAGTTGTGTTGATGGAATATATGCAACGATACAAGAATGTATGGATTACTGTACATATAATTCACCGTCATAATCATAAAACAAAAAAACAATATTTATAACATATGAGTTTCTTAGATAAAAATAATTCAGAATATCTTTCAGCGAGATTAACACAAAAAGGAAGAAATGCAATTGCAAAGGGTGATTTTAAAATATCATACTTTACGGTTGGTGATTCTGAATATGTTTATAGTGGATTCGTAAGTTCATCACAGAGTGTTTTTACACCATTAGATAAGGATAGTGACATAAAGTATCCATTATCATATGAAAGTGGTTCTTTACCCTATGGAGTTCCTATTACGGGGTCAACATATGAGGTAGTATCAAATCAAATGGGAGAAGCTGGATTTATTTCAGGTAGTATAATTCAATCATTAGCGGTAACAGGTAACATTACATCTTTAACAGGAACAAATACACTTACTTTAACAAAACCAACAGATAAAAGTTTTAGTGATGCTGAATACATCACATTAGTTTTAGGAACATTAGATAGTACAACAATAACAGGATATTCAAATAGTTTAACATATAAAATTGTTAATATTAGTGGTAACACAACTACTGAAATATTAACATTAGATAGACCAACACCAGATTATAACTCAAGAGGGTTAACGGGTAATTTTACAGTTATTGGTAACAATGTTAAAATTGAATTCCCAACGGATAGTGACCCACTATGTTTACCACCAATTCCAAGTCCTGAAGAACAACATGACCCATGGACATTAAGTTCTGTTTGGGGTAAAAAACCAATTGGATTCACATCAACTGATGACGGAGCAAACGTCTTTACAGGTAGTAATCACGTTTCAACAAAAGAGTTTTTAGGTTACCATTCAAACGGTGGACAATATTTTACAGACATTACTGGTTCGTTAATTACGGGTACAACATATGTTAATGTATTTGGTGAAGAGGTTGAAATTCCTTCATCTGAACAAGACAACATTGCTTTATTACATTACTCAGAAATGGGTGATTTAATTAATGACCCTGATAGAGCGTTTAAATATGATGATTATATTGGTACCGATTCTTTTGAGGTCTATATCCCATATATTGACTACCATAGAAATACAGGAACAACAATCGGAGCTAAGTTTCATATCGGAAGTAATGATAAATTTGTAGTGTCGAAAATCAATCCTAATAAAATGTCAATTTTATATAGAGATTTATTAGACGAACAAGGAATTAAAGTTGGTAAGGTTTTCTTAAATAACAAAGTAATTGTATTTGATGATAAAGAAATTGCAGCGACATTAGATATTAAATCTAATAGAAAATACACATTACCAACACCTAAATTAGAATTAACACACTCAACTGATGGTTCTTACATTTTAGATGGTACCACAGGTCAAACATTATATGTTTCATATGTATTTTCATACTCAACAGACCAAAAATTAAACGGTCTACCTTGTATGAACTACTCTAAAATTTCATTAACACAACCGACAACATCAGATGTTTGTGCACCAGCAACAAACCCTGCTTCAAATGTTGTGGTAAGATTTACAGGTTCAACTTTATTTGATGCTTTAAAACCATCACTTTCTGGTTTAAAAACTGGTTTTGTTGCAAATGAAATGTATGTTTTAGCACAAAAAACAACTAACTCATTACCATCATCATCGGGTTGGAAAAAAATACCAGTTTCAATAACATTGAATGGAGATAGTTTAATTTCACCATCAAGTGTTACAGGTTTAACATTTACAATTAATAACACAAATTATACCGCGGCTTCAACTTTCACTTTATCAGGACACACGGGACAATCATATTCGGGAGCAACCACACAGTTTGGTGATGAACAACCGTTCGCAGGTTCTGCCAAATTAACAAGAGAAAGTAAAATTGAGGAAATGAATTTCTTGGTGAATCTACCGTCAGGTAAATTCGCAACATCTCAAAATCCAACATTTGTTTCAGGGTATCAACCAAAGATTACAGAAGTTGCATTGTTAGATTCCAATAAAACGGCATTAGTTATTGCAAAAACGGCTAATCCGGTTCCAAGAGTTGGTACACAAGTATTTTCAGTTAAACTAGATTTCTAAGCTTTACATTTAAAGATTTTATTCTTAATTTCTACATTATGAGCATAGATGTAAAATTAAAGAATAAGCCAAAAATCTTAGGTCTCGATATTTCGACTAAGACTATTGGGTGGGCACTGTTTGATATATCAGGGTCCAATCTATTAGAATTAACTCACTTTTCCCCAAAGATTAAACCACAACCTGAAGATAAGTTAGAAGAACTTATGATGAAGGCAAATGCGTTTCAAAAACATTTGGACAATTATGTGGATGTGGGAATTACAAAAGTTATTATCGAGGAACCCTTATTAAATTCAAATAACGTTTATACAGTTGGGACATTATTAAGATATAATACGATGATTTGTAAAATGATTTACGATACATTGAAAATTGTACCCTCATTTATTTCAACATATAATTCAAGAAAATTTGCATTCCCAAGTTTGGTAGGTCCAAACGATAAAGGTCGTAATGTTTTATTTGGTGGATACCCAAAAGATATTGATAAGAAACAAGTCATTTGGGATCATGTAAATTCACTTTGTCCTGAAGTAAATTGGTTGTATGGAAAGACAGGTACATTGAAAAAAGAAAATTTTGATATGGCGGACGCCGCTTGTTGTGTGATTGGATATATTAATATGAGTAAATCAGAAAAATCCGGCAACTAACATTTTACATTACAACATAATTAGGTTATACTTATAATATAGGACGGGACGGGGAGTTAAATCCTCGTTTAGTTGGTAGGGAGTCGAGGTGGTGTTCGGCTCCCATTTTTTTTTACAAGATATTTTCTTTATAATTCTACTATCTATGGTAGAAATTGACTACAGTCCCGTTATTGATATTCTTGAAGACATTTTAGGTGAACCTAAGATGCACAATGACTATCGTTGCCAAATGTCTTTTGATTGTCCTACTTGTTCATATGAAATAAAAGGATTGGAACATGGAGACGGAAAAGGAAATCTAGAAGTTAATTACAAATACAATGTTTATAAGTGTTGGGTGTGTGCTGAATCCCACGAAACACATGGTTCCGTACATAAATTGATTAAGAAATTCGGTAATCCAAAACAACTAAAAAAATACACACTATTAAGACCAGAAGAGGATGAAGAGGGTAATAAACGTGTGTATAAACCAGTTAGATTACCTAAAGAGTTTGTAAAATTCAAAGATGTTAGTTTCGGAATGAAATTAACTCCACAATATAAACAAGCTTACAAATATATTCAGAGTAGAAATATATCCGAATTAATGTTACAAATATACAACATTGGATATTGTCCATCTGGTTTATATGAAAATAGAATTATCATACCATCATACGACACAAATAGAAATATAAATTATTTTATAGCACGTTCATATTTGAATTACTCAAAGATGAAATATAAAAATCCTGAAGCACAAAAAGAAACGATAATCTTTAATGAATATCTAATTGATTGGGATAAACCTGTGTATGTGGTTGAAGGTGCGTTTGATAGTATATTCATTCCTAACGCAATCCCAATGTTAGGGAAATTTATGAGTGAACATTTATTTAATGAACTATATACTAAAGCAAAAAAGATAATTATAATTCTAGACCCCGATGCATGGAACGATGCGGAAAGACTATATCACAGAATTAACATTGGTAAATTAATGGGTAAAGTGTGGATAGTAAAATTAGAAGGTAATCAAGATATTGCCGACCTACAAGGAAAAATAAACGAGTGTGATATAAAACAATTAGATTAAACATAAATAAAAATGATAGTAGAAAAACAGTACAGGGTTCAGTTGTTAGATGGAAAAGAAATTACAACACTTTATGAAACAAGACAAGATGCGGTAAGAGCTCATAGAGGTAACATAAACAAATTAATCGAAGTCCTACCTAAACACATTAAACCAAAAATTGTGGCACCTACAAATGACCAATTGGCAATAGTGATTAGTGCACGTAGTGATGAAGATTTAAACATTTCAAAAGATTGTGGTTATGCGGTTATGTACAATTGTCCAAAGATGGATAAGATATATGATGGTATGAAATATCTTGAAGTTTCCGATGAGTATGTCTTAGAAGCGACCATTACTAAATTAGAAAAATACGAAAAGAGTGTACATCATCATTGGGTAGGACCTGGCTATAAACCAGATAAAACATGGAAGTGGGCTTTATATCACAAAGATGGTAAAATAACACCAAGAAAATCGGTAGAGAAAAAATATGATAATCCACTTAAAGGAACTCAAGGTGGAATTAGTTATATCAAAATTTAAAAATATGAATTTAAAAGACATATCATTAGAGATTAATGATTTATTAGAGAAAAGAAGAAAAGAATTAGAATTAACATTCATAGAAGAAGAACACATCTACTACATGAAAGATTTGGATGGTGAAATAAAAAGAAATTTTCCATCCGTTTCAAAAATTGTAAAGAAATTTCACAAGTCTTTTGATGCTGAAGGTATGGCATTAAAGATGTCTAAAGGTGACCCTGAAGGGCAAGCAAAATTGCTTGCGGAATGGAAACAAGCCGGCGACCTATCCACAAACATGGGTAGTCGTGTTCACTTCGAATTAGAGTCCGACACAATTTCACGTTTTGGTAACTATAAAGAAGTTAGACAACCAATATTTGAAATCAATGAAGAACAACAACGTAAGAGTGACAACATGATTATTGCGGGAAAACAATTCCTTGATTTAATGTTAGAAAGAGGTGGAATACTATTGGATACTGAAATTGTATTAGGCGACCCAACCGAACAATACACAGGACAACCAGATAAGGTTTGGTTAATGATGAATAAAGAGAAAGATGATTTTGGATTTGTTATTACAGATTGGAAAACAAACCAACCAAAAAACTTTGAAGTACATCATTACACGGATAAACTATATCCACCATTTAACCATTACCATAATAACGCATTAGGACATTATTATTTACAACTTCCTTTATATGGAAGATTGTTACGTAAGATGTTGGAAGGAACAAAATACTCAGATACTAAATTGTTAGGTAATGTGATTGTTCTTTTAAAAGACGACTCAACATTTATTGAGTACAAAGTTCCACCACAAATTAACAACGCAATCCAAACAATGGATTTATCAAAATATATTTCAAGATGGTCAAAAAAATAATACACATTGCCGATTTACATATTCGTACAATTCAAATGCATGAATTGTATAAAGAACAATTTAGTAAACTACTAAAAGAACTAAGTGGTAAAGTATTTGAATGGTTAGAAGAAGGTGTTAATTGGGATGAAATTAGAATTGTGATTGCTGGTGATATCGCACATCAGAAAATCAACATTTCTAATGAACAGTTGATGTTAACAAGTTGGTTTATCAGAGAACTTACAGAATATGGTAAAGTTGTTATCATACCTGGCAATCACGATTTTTTAGAAAACAACACACAAAGATTAGATAGTATTAGTCCTGTTGTAGAATTACTAAACAATCCACATATCACATACTTAAAAGATAGTGGTGATTATATTGACACCGAAGGTAACATTCAATGGATAGTTTATTCTTTATATCAACATAATGTTAGACCTGAATTCACAAAACAAGAAGGGTTATTAACGGTCGGTTTATTTCACGGTCCTATCATGGGTTTATCCACAGATTTAGGATATGAATTTGAAGATGCGTACGACCAATTAAACTTTGTCGATTTGGATTTACTTCTATGTGGTGACATCCATAAAAGACAACAATTTACACTACCTAATGGTGGTAAAGCAATAATGGTTGGATCTCTAATCCAACAAAACTTTGGTGAAACTGTAAAACATCATGGTTATGGTATATATGATGTGAAGAGTAATGATTATACATTTCATGATTTACCAAATGAACAACCATTTCTTCACTTTACTATATCAGACATAAAAGACATTGAAAATGGAGAAGAAGTACACGTTAACCTTGGATAAAGAATTTATTCTTTATTGTGAGTTAAACGAAATAAAAGATATTGACAAATTAGCCAATGATACATTCACAAGGGGGTTTACACTATTAAAGTATGGTGAAACCCCCGTCGGAAATACAAAGGTTAAAGAAAAAATAGTTGAAGTCATAAGAGAAGTTCCTGTTGAAGTTATTGTCGAAAAAGAAATTAGGGTTCCTTATGAAGTGCAGATTATCAAAGAGATTATAAAAGAAGTTCCCGTTGAGGTGATAAGGGAAATTATTAAGGAAGTGCCGGTTGAGGTTATAAGAGAAGTACCAATAGAAGTCTTTAAAGAGGGTAAAACTAAAACCAAAACAATCACCAAAGAAATCATAAAGGAAGTACCTATCGAAGTGATTAAAGAGGTTATAAGAGAAGTTCAGGTAGAGAAAATTGTAGAAGTAACTAAAGAAGTGGTTAATGATGTTGAAATAAAAAGATTAATAGATGAGAACGAAAAATTAAAATCGGATTTAGACAAAATTACTGGTGCATTAACTAACATGAATAAAGGTAAGTTAATGAAGAACAGTAATTTAAATAGTTTATATGACGAATAATTTCCGGCAACATTCTTTTTATTATCACATATTTTAGTTACTTTTTATATAAATCAATCAAATATGTTATTATTATTTTGGGCTTTAGCGGCTTACGGAATGACCTCCATATTAGTGTGGGGTAAAATTTTTGAAAATCAAAGAGTTTGGATTACTGCAAATTCAAAATGGTTTGGAACATTAATAGGTTGTACACTTTGTACATCTACGTGGGTTGGATTTTTTATGTCTCTTGTTTTAGGAGGATTAAGTAATCATTATTTACAATCAAATTGGTTAGCCCAGCTATTTTTTGATGGAATGTTTACTGCAGGGTCGGTATGGGCTATAAATGCAATCGTCGAATTTTTCGAGGAGAGCAGAATTAAATAAAAATGAATGGCCAAATTAAGAGGCACAAGTTTCGACGATACATTAGTACGAAACGCAGTTATTGAATTCTTTAAAAAAAGATTCAATGTAGAATTAAAATCAAATGAAGTAGAGAAAAAAATCGACTTATTAGGTATTAATGATAATTTATTAGGGGTTGAGGTTGAACATGGGAAATGGAACGGCAATTTTTGGAATGTTGATTCATATTCACTAAATTTAACCGGATTAGATTACAGAACAATCAATATCCCATTAAGAAAAGAAAAATATTGGAAAGATGTTAATCTATACCGTGGAAAAGAGATTATAAATCCAAGCAGTAAAAAAAATATATTTGTTAGAACAAATAAAGATTTTACACAACTAATTGTTATTAGACCTGAAACTGTCAGAGATTCTAATAAACTAATTAGAACAAGCTTCCAACCAAATAACAGTAATGAAGTTGAGGATTGGATATCATTTAGAAATGAACACGTTGAAACATATGATTTACTGTACGGTGAATATGTTTTACAACAAACAAAAAAATTAAGTCTTAAAGAAAGAATATGCCAAACGATAACCCGTTTATTAAAGTAACTTGGGAAGATGTACCCGAGAATTTTACTCCTGAAAAAATCAAAAGAGTAAAATCATATTTCCAAGAAAAATACAATTCTAAAAATATTCAGGTAATCACTAAAACACTAACGAATGTCAATCAGACACGTTTAGAATCTTTAGAAGTTACAGACAACATACTTGACCACCAATACCAAAAAAAGTTGATGCGTGATTTTGTTAAGGACAATGATATTGATATCAAATGGGAGTTAATAAATCGACTTGATGATAAAGTTAATGTACAAATTGACAAACTAAACGAAAATAAAGTTAGGTACAATAAATGGTACATTAAGAAAGTTGAATTCTCTAATTTTCTTTCATTTGGTGACAATAACGTTATTGATTTTACAAATCTTGACGGCATTACAGTTATAGAATCAACACCAAAGAATTTTGGTGGTAAGTCCACATCTACTGTTGATTTATTAATGTTCTTATTTTTCAATACCACAACTAAAACTAAAACGAATGGTGAAATCTTTAATAGGTTTACCGATAAGAATGAAGTAAGTGTACGTGGTGAAATTACAATAGATGGTGATGATTATGTTATTGAAAGATTAACATTACGTAAATTAAGTAAATCGGGTGAATACACGGTAAGTAACAAATTGGAGTTCTATAAGAAAAGTGAAGATGGAACAATACTGAACCTATCTGGTGAACAAAGAAGAGAGACTGAAGCGTTCATTGCATCTGCAATTGGAACCGAAGAAGATTTTCTTTCTACAATCTTAACTACTGGATATAATTTAGAAGAACTTATTGAATCTAAACCAACTGCACGAGGACAAATCCTAACCAAATTTATGGGTTTAGAAAGTCTTAAAGCAAAGGAAGAAATTGCAAAAGAGATTTATAATGATTGGAGTAAAAAATTAGTTTCAAACACATATAACATTGTTGAATTACAAAATAACAATTTAGAATATGGAAATAGTATTACCGAATCTGAAAATAAAATAACAGAATTAACAAAGGACTTAGGTGAGTTTGAAAAGGAATTAAAGAAATTAGAAAAACAAAGAGACGACTCTTTAGAATCTAAAAACAATAATGTTGATAAAGATTTAATTAATACCAATCCAATTTTACTTCAGAGAGAAATTAACGATTTAATTAAAGTAAGGAATACAAGTCAAACTAATGCAAACAATATTAATGTCGTTGAACCATCCCTATATTATCATGAGGATCAACATAAAGAATTGAGAGGTCAAATGGCGAACCTTCAAGGAGTTGATATTGCATACAAATACGAGAAAACTGATAGAGAAAAACTAATCAAACAATTTGAAGAAGGTACGGTTTGTCCAACATGTAATAGAGCGTTAGATGAGGTTGACCATACAGATGAAATTGAAAAGATTAGAAAAGAAATTGAAGATATCATCAAGGAGATTGAATTAAATCAAATTCAATTTGATTTGTTAAAAGGACAATCTGAAGCCTTTGATATTTTAAAAACAGAATTTGAAACTTACGAAAGAAATAAGCTTCGTAAAGAAAGAAGCGAATTAGAGGTTGAACAAAAACAACTTGAAATTGATTCTAAACAACTGAAACTTGACAATTATGAAAATAATAAGAAGAAGTTAGAAGAGAATCAAAAAATCGACGCACTGGTTATAAAATTAAGAACTCAAATTGAAACTGCGTCGGCTAACATTAGAGTAACTAATACATCAATTGAAAAGAATCGTAATAACATTACCAATATGAATGAAAAGATTGGTGTTAATAATGATTTGATTTCAAAGATTAAATCTGAAGAGGATTTACTTGCGGTATTTAAAATCTATTTGACAATTTATGGTAAGAATGGTATTTCTAAAATCATAATGAAAAATATGATTCCATTAATAAATCAAGAGCTATATCGATTACTTGTTGATAGTTGTCATTTCATTTTAGAATTAAATGTTAATGATAAAAACGAAGTTGAGTTTATTATGATTGATACAGAAACAAGAATTGTAAAACCATTGAATTCAGGTTCAGGTTATGAAAGAACAATTTCATCATTGGCACTTCGTAGTGTGTTGACTAAAATATCTTCATTACCTAAACCAAACATTGTGGTAATGGATGAAGTGTTTGGAAAAATTGCTGATGAAAATTTAGAGATGGTAGGTGAGTTCTTTAAAAAGATTAAAGATTACTTTGAACACATATTCGTTATTTCACATAACTCTTTAATTCGTAACTGGTCGGATAATTTAATAATGATTAAGAAAGATGAGAATGTTTCATCGATTGATTTCATTACCACTAAGATTTCATAATTGATTTAGAAACGTAAGGTAATCTTTTAAACCATCTTCTAAATTCCATTGTGATTCCCAACCAAACATCCATTTATATGGTTTACTTTCAGTATGGAATTGATATCCATTAGGGATATCTTTTTCATCGTGGTATGTGTACGTTAAATTCAAATTATCTAATACATCTTCAAAGGTTCTTGCGACACCATTACCAACCTCATACCAATCACCCGCATTTTCTGTGTAATTTTCTACAGCGTATATGTTTGCACTTACAACATCTTTTATATAAACAAAATCTCGTTTTGGTTTAAGTGGAAATAATTTAATCTCTTGTCCTTCTTTTTGCTTTTGTAACATTTGGTACGCAACTGAAGCCATTTTTCCTTTGTTGTTTTCTAAAGGTCCATACACATTAAAATAACGTAATGCAATTCCACCATTTGTAATTACTAATTGTTCAGCAACATACTTACTCCAACCATATAGGTTAGATGGGTGTATACCATTGGTTCCATAATTAGCTGCTGACGATGAATATATTAACTTCTTATTCATTGTGTTTGTCCATTCAGATAAACAACGAGTAAATTCGTAGTTTCTTGTCATCATGTAATTCACGTCAGTTTCTAATGTGTCTGAACATGCACCAACATGGAATATTACATCAGGTTCAAAATTATTTAATAAAAAAAATATCTCGTCATACCATTTTGGTTTATCGAAGATGTCTTCGTTTATTTCTAAAATTTCAAATTTACCTTTTAATTCGTTTAATAAATTTTGACCAATAAATCCCTTTGATCCAGTGATAATTGCTTTTTCCATGGTGTTGATACTCCTCTTTTTGATACCACAATTGCCGCCATTTCATTAGCGTGAACAATTGATTCTTTAATATTTTTAGTTTCCAAATATTTTAATGTGAAAGACGCGGTAAACGTATCACCTGCACCACTCACATCAATTGTCTCTTTAGGGTCGTTAGACGGAAATAATTCGTCCATATATTTTGCACCCTTTGAGCCCAAAGTTACAATTAATTTGTTAGAATGTAATATTTTAATATAACTATCAAAATTAGTATATTCGTCTTCGTTCAATTTTATAAAATTAAAGTTTGGTACTAATTTTTCAGATATTTTCTTTTTAGTGTCCATTATAATGAAACGAGAATGATAACTAATCTCAAATAAAATATCCTCATTCAAAAATCCTTTATTATAATCACTGATAATAACAGCGTCAGATTCTTTAATTTGTTCAATGATTTCCTCAGTTAATATCAATGGTTCAACATTGTTCTCACCCTCATCCACCCTTATAAACATATGATTGGATTTGTAGTCCACAAATCTAGTTTTGGTTATAATTTTATTCTGATGTATGAACCCAACCTCAATGTCTAAATCTAATGGTTTTAGATTTTCTACCACATTTCCCGCCATACCTGGGTTCTTGTCAGTATAAAATGGGTTAAAAACGGGTACTGGAGCTTCAGGACTTAATCTTTTTGTTTCCCCATATACAAAAATATCCTCACATAACTCACCTATTACTGTTATCTTCATAATCAAAATATAAAAAAAATAAATAACACAGTCAATTTTTTATTTAGAATATAAATGCCTATTTTTGTGTTATACAAAATAAACTTATATGACCCCAAACGAATTTAAAGATTTCGGTCTTTACGCAAAAGACCACGGTGTTAGTTCATTGAACTTACATAACTACAATAAAAGAGTTGAAAATAGTCTAACCCCATACATTTTAGAAGAAAGAAGTATGAATGTAACAATTATGGACGTGTTTTCACGTTTAATGATGGAACGTATCATATGGGTAGCGGGTGAAGTAAATGACCAAATGTCAACCATTGTACAGGCTCAGTTAATGTTTTTAGATAGTACTGACCATAATGACATTACTATGCACATTGATAGTCCTGGTGGGTCTGTTAAGTCAGGTTTATCCATGGTTGATGTTATGGAATACATTAGTTCTGATATCCGAACAATAAACACAGGTATGGCTGCGTCAATGGGTTCTGTCCTATTAGGTGCGGGTACTAAAGGTAAAAGAGGTTCATTAAGGTTCTCTCGTACCATGTTACACCAATCTTCGGGTGGTGCTGGTGGTAACATCCAAGACGCTCGTATCACGTTTGCTGAGTGGGAGAAGATAAATGACACCCTATTTGAACTGTTGGGTGGATATTGTGGTAAAACGGCGGACCAAGTTAAAAACGACGCATCTCGAGATTTGTGGTTGGGGGCCGACGAGGCACTAACTTACGGAATAATCGATGAGATAGTGAAGAAAAAGAAATAAGTAAAAGGGGACGAAAGTCCCCTTTCTTCATATTTATAATAAAACATATAATATGAAGATTGATAAAACAAACATCTTATTAGTTTTGATTGCTTGTTTGGCGGCTTATACCATTTTTCAAAATCAAGGTATAAAAACCGATGTTGCAGGATATAATGCTAAAATTGAATCCTTACAAAAGGAAATAGATTCGGTTTATACTGCGAACAAAGAAATAGACAGTCAAATTGAAAAAGTTGACAATCACATTGTTAGTGTTGATAGAGATATTGACAACGTAACGAAAAACATAACTATTATTAAAAACAACACAGATGAAAAAGTTAATGCTATTACTACTATTGGTAATGTTGAGCTTGAGCAGTTATTCACAAACAGATACAACTAAAGTTATTGTATTAGACACGACTAAAGTTACTATACCAACAAAAGTCGCTAGATTAGTCTACCAAGATTTACTTCGTTATGATGGGGTAAAATTAGAGATTGTTGAATTAAATAAAGTTATTGGTTTTAAGGATCAACAAATTGATTTATTTAAACAAAAAGACACACTTAAAGACCAAAAGATTTCTAATTTAGAAGTAATCATCAATAAAAAAGATGAACAATTTGGATTGGAGAGACAAAAATCTGAAAGTTTATTAAAAGAATTAAAAGGACAAAGAAGAAAAACTTTTCTTTATAAAGTAGGGTCATTCGCAGGAATAATAATGACATCGTTATATCTTCTTAAGTAAATATGAAAAAAATTTTAGATATTAGACATATTGTTATAGTATTGTTATTATTAATATGTGCTTTAGAATTTTTAAATCCTAAAGGATTTATGCCCAATAGAACTAAAACTGTGACACAAATAGATTCAATTCCATTTGAGGTACACGACACAACAGAAATTGAAGTTCCTGTTGAGGTTGAGGTACTATATGAGGTTAAGGTTCCATACGAGGTTAAAGTTGAAGTACCTGTAATTCAATCAGTTGACACCGCCGAAATATTGAAATCACATTTTGCTAAGATACAATATAAGGATGTTTTGAAATTACCCAACAATCAAGGAACCGTAACAATTATCGATACAATTGCTAATAACACAATAGTCAATCGTAAGTTTATTGCTGACGTTAAACGTATGATAATTAACGATACTATCTACACACAAATACCAAGAAAATCGGAGGCATATTTAGGATTAGATGTGAAATTTGACAAACCTAACGTAATCAATATCATAGGATTAAGTATGTTATTTAAAAATAAAGATGATAGACACATGTATAAATTAGGTGTTGGTGTCACTAATAGAGTTGACGACGCGGGAACTGAAGGAAGATTAACTCCGTTTATTGGAGGTGGAGTTTATTGGAAACTTAAATTAAAATAATTTTACAATGATGGATAAATCTAAAACCTTCATATTATTTATTTTTGGCATGTTTGAAGATTACGATGATCTTGAGTATTTTTGTACTGACATCATTGGTGAATTACCTTTTATAAAAACGGTAAGATATGTAATTGAAAATACACAAAATATTATTGTGATATTTGAATCAGACTTAGACTACACAACACTTTCAAAAGAAATGTTTACCATCTTAATTGATGACAATATTAAGTTTTATTTTATGTTTGATAGACATAGTTTAGTAACTGCACACCTTCCATTGGAGGTTAAAAACTTGATTTTTAAAACTACAACTGAGAATCAAATAGTCAAGGTTGAATATGACAAACCGTCTAAACCAACCGAAATAATGGACTTAGACCAGTTGTTGGATAAAATTAAACAAATGGGAATTGAAAGTTTAACATCTGAGGAAAAAAACTTCTTGGATAATTTTGAAAATTGATTTTTTTTATCTATTTTAGTATAACTTAAACTACATAAACTTACTAAAATGAAAAAATCTATTCTAATTAACGGCGATGAAATTCAACATTACATTAAAGATCTTCGTAGAATCCCTGTAATTTCACACGAAAGACAAGAAGAAATTTTTCTTCTTCTACAAAAAAAAGACATCTCAAAATTTGAAAAACAATCGTTATTTGACGAGTTAGTTGTCGGTAATTTAAGATTTGTAATTTCGGTCGCTAAGGGATATCAAAATCAAGGTTTAGATTTATTAGATTTAATTTCAGAAGGTAACATAGGTTTAATGAAGGCATCTGAAAGATTTGATCCCACAAGTGGATTGAAATTTATTTCGTATGCGGTATGGTGGGTTAGACAATCAATGATTGCATCATTAAATGAGAATGCGAGAACAATTAGAATACCATCCAATCTTGTTCAAGACGCTCAAAAAGAAAAGAAAAGACATGTCAGTCAAGAAGATAGATTTTATATAGATGATGAAAGTGAATCAACACCAATTGGAACTACATTACCATATTGTATTGGTTTATACAGAGAGATTAACGAAGAGGGTGACCAATTAATTGACGTAATCCCAAATAAAAATATTGAAAGTCCTGATGCTATTTTAAATTCACCAGAAGAAATTAAAAAAAAGGTGAACTTAATGTTAAGTGTTTTAGATGATAGAGAAAAGACCATTATTGAAAGATATTTTGGTTTAACGGGAACAGAATGTAATCTAGAAGATTTGGGAGAAGAGTTTGGTTGTACCAAAGAACGTATTAGACAATTGAGAGATAAAGCAATAAAGAAACTCAGAAACGAGAGTTTTGACTTACTAAACTATTTATAAAAGTAAAAAAATTAAAATATGAAAAAATTTATTCAAGAAAATTTTACAATAATTGTATTGGCGATTTCACTACTAACATTTTTTAAAGGGTGTGGTGACACTAGAGAAATTGCAAAGGTCAGAAAAGAAATGACAGATTTGGAAAGTAAAATTTCAACTAAGATGAAAATAGAAGGACTTCGTTCAGAGAAAAGAATGATTCAAGCAACTGACCGTAAAATGTTAGATGTACAAAGACAAACTGTGATTGACGAAGAAATTAAAAAATTGGAGGAAACAATCAAATAATGAAACATTGGTTAAATCAAAATTATAAGACATTAATTATTACGGCGTTTTTGATTCCAATCATTACTGTTGCAATTGTCTCTATTTCACACGTAACAAAATGGTATGGTATTTCTAATCCTGTTAGTTGGGCAATTTACTTGTCCATAGGAATTGAAATTGCAGCATTATCGGCTCTTGCTGCGATATCAGCTAACATGGGTAAGAAAGTATATTTCCCATTTGCAGTTGTGACAGTTATTCAATTTATCGGTAACATATTTTTCGCGTATTCTTATATCGATATAGACGGCCAATTATTTAAAGATTGGGTTGGGTTGGTTTCACCATTAGTTGAATTTATGGGTGTTGACGCAAATGATTTTGTTGGACATAAAAGATTCTTAGCATTTTTTGCTGGTGGTATGTTACCAATTATCTCATTATCTTTCTTACACATGTTGGTAAAGTTTACTGAAGAAGATAGACTTAATGAAAAAATTGTCGACACTAAAGAATCTAATCCCGAAGATTTAAAAGATTTTGTTGATGAGTCCTCAAGAATACATTTAAGTGATAATGATTTAAAGATACTTGAAGATGTTTTATTAAATCCACAAGGACCAAATGACACTTTAAAATCTGCCGCTGAATATTATAAAATGAAGACAGATATTGAACGTGAAAAACGTGGCGAACTATTAGCGGACATGATGAAGAACGACCAAGAATTAGGTTTATATGACGAACCATTTGATAGTCCAATGATTAAAGAAGAAACCTCAGATTGGGATGTCACATTGATGGATGGTTTAGAAGATGAAGAACCATTCTTTACTGAAGAAGAAATAGAGAAAATTTTACAAGAAGAACCAACTGAAGAAGAAGTTCAACGAAATTTTTCCACTATAGAACCTGAAACGGAGAATATTTTCCACAAAGATGAATTTGTACCTTCAATGTCTGACGAGGAAATAATGGAAATGAATCAACGTGAATATGAAAGGGATTTAGATACTGAAGAAGATTTTGATGGATTTGTCCCTGAACCATTTGCAACACCCGAAGAAGTAAAGGAATTTAAAATAGACGAAAATATTGATACATCTTCCGAAAATGAAGATGAAAAAAAAAATTAGAAACCCCAACGCAAACATTCAAATTGCAGGAGGAATCGGTTTTGTCAACAATAGGAGATACATCAACCCCAACATCAGAATTAACAGATTATAAAGAAGATTTATATTGGGAAAAAGAAGATGTGAATCCGAACCAAGTGATTTATGATTTAGAAAACAATAAAATAATTATACCAACTTCAGAAGAAGAAATAATAACCACACTACCCGCACCTATATCTCCTAAATTTGTAGTAAAAAATGTTGGAAATACACGATATAGAAACAATCGATAAGGGTAAACTGAACATCCATAAAAGGAAAACTAAGAAATCTCAAATTTTATTGTACGATACCCAAAGAAGGGTTGACGATTTTATAAATAAAATTAAACATCGTAAAAACGGGGAATATTCTGATATTCCTCATTTTGTTGTATCCAAACTTGGAATGGTTTATCAACTATTTGATACTGACTATAGTTCCGATACGTTTTACGACCCCAAACTTGACCGTAAGATGGTTAAAATTGCAATTGAGAACTTGGGGTGGTTAAATAAGAATACCATCACTGGTGTCCTTAATAATTGGATTGGCGACCCATACAGAGCAGAACCCCACATCCGTACTTGGAGAAATTATCATTTTTGGGACAAGTACAACGACGTACAGTTAAATTCTCTATCAAATCTGTGTTCTCATATATGTGAGACCAATAATATCTACAAACAGATAGTCCCTTCACAGGGATTTATGGAAAATGTAACTAATTTTAAAGGAATTGTATGTAAATCTAACTTTTCAAATATTTATACAGATATAAACCCTTCTTTTAATTTTAGGGTTCTCTTTAACAATGAAAAAGAAAATGAAAAATGAATATGATGTGACCAAAAACATGTTAAGAACCATAAGAACCTTAACTGAATCGGTATCACAAAGAAAATCAATTAACGAAGAAGGACTTGATGGTCAAGATTTAGACATGCACAATATGGATGGTAATGTAAAAGACGACATTACGGTTATCAATGGTGTAGACGTTAAATTATTATCAAGTGATGAAAGAGACATGGAATTACAAGAAGATCAAAAAGAATTAATTTCTAAATTGATTGATTCATTTAAACAACAAGTTTCCCAAATGGTCGATTTTGAACCTGGAATGACTATTAATCAAAATCAAATTAGATTAGATGGTAAATTAAGTGACGAGAAAATTGATTTTGTTTTCATTGCAGGAGAAGAGGCGGGTGTATATATTAATGCTGACATGTTAAAATTGGAACAGAATATGGCTAACATTCTAACCAAATTAGCCAAGTTTGAAGAGACATATAAAACGGAATTGGAACCAATAATCACACAAAGAAATCATAATTAATAATGGCATCATCACTTACATCTCAAGATAAGAAGGATATTGAAAATATCGCAAAGAAGGAAATTAGAGATTTTATGAGTTCCACTCAAGCAACTAAAATGGTTGTTAAGATGATTCAAGATGAATTAGGAACTAAAAAAATTGATGATAAAATCGTTGACCTATCCACTAAAGTTGTTGTTGAACTATTCAAAACCTTATGGCAAAGAAAGGGTTTTTGGGAAAGTGCAATTAAAAACGTAAGATAATGAAGTATACAAAACCAAATTTTAAGGATGAATGGATGGAAGCCCTTCGTTATCGTGAATTCGAGAAGATGGGATATAAAGGTTGGTTAGATGCTGCTCAAAATAATTTTGAAATAGAGAATTTTGAATCAATTGAAAATGTTTTAAGTAATATAAATTTAGATTACGACAGTTTAGAGGAAGATAAGAAAAAAAGATTTGAAGAGGCATTTGAAAATGGTGTGGTAGAAATACCGATGGCCGTTAAATTTAGTAAAAACGATTATGATTTATTAGGTGGAAACACGAGATTGGCCGGCTTAATTAAAAATGGTATTAATCCTAAGATATGGGTTGTTGACCTTTCAAAAACTTATAATTATTCAAAAAAGATTGAAACCAAAGAAATGGATTCAGGTTCATCGGGGTCATCTGAAGGTCCATTGTTTGGTGGTACGGTTAAAAGAAAATTAAATGAAGATGGTATTGGAAGTTCAGGTGAATTTGACGTACCTTTTTTAGGTAAATCACCAAAAGGACGTAAAAATCCATTGAAGGTGGGTGGTCCCGAAACGATATATAAGAATAGAGCGGTTAAAGATAAAAAATGGCCACGTTTTGGTGGACCAAAGGCGGTTTATGTTAAGGTTAAAGATAAATGTAAGAAATTTCCTTATTGTAATCAGGGAATTGGAGCGTTAGAATTTATCCACGAAGACAAAGAATTACAAGAAGCGATTAAAGAAACCTCAAAAAAATACGGAATCCCATATAGTGATATGGAAAATATTGTATTAAATGAGATTAACAAGATATTTATTTAATTATGAAGATAAGTGAAATTAACCAAATTATTGATAACGTGGTCTCTGAAGAGGTTAGACGTACAATATTAAAGGAATCTAAAGAAAATAAAAAAGAAGTATATCACATTAAATGTGAAGGAATTCCTTTGGCTACTTTTGAATCTGAAGCCGAGGCTGAAGAAAACTTACCTCAATATAAAGCAAAACATAAAGGTGAATTAATTATTGAAAAGAGTGTCTACGAATCACAAGATGATATGTTAGATAAACTTGATGAAATGAATGACCAATTAGAAGAAACGGACGATATGAAAAGTGGTGAAATGAACGAATGGTTTTCAAATCAATCAGATTCGTTCGAATATTATGATGAGATAATGGAAGAAGTAAAAGCTAAAGTTGATGGGTGGCTTGACTCAGGTAAGATTGATGACCAAGAACATTATGAGATGTATTTTAAAATTGACTCATCAGATTATGAATGGAATTATAATAGTGGTGGTGATAAAGTAAAACACATACTTATTCAATTGGCAAAAGAATGTGCACCCCATTTACTTAAAAAGAAGAAAAAAGAAACAGACAACATGGAAAATACTGAAATGAATGAAAAATTAGTTGGAAACCAACACAAACTTGATAAAAATCATAATGGTGAAATTGATGCACAAGATTTCAAAATCTTAAAGGGTCAAAAGAACGAAGAAGAGGAATGTCAAGAATGTTCTGCCAGTATGGAAGAAGAGTTACATGGTGACCAAGATAAAATAGATGCGGACCATGACGGTAAAATCAGTGCAAACGATTTCAGAATGTTGTTGAAAAAGAAGAAAGAAGGTGACGAACAACAAGGTGATGTTGCCGAGGAATTTGAGAAAGACGGTGAAGATGTATACTCAATATGGGAAAAATATAATGGAGCAGCATTGAAAGAACATGACCCTACAACATTCTCTGATGAGTTTGAATATGCGGATAATGTAATTAGTCACATTGTCCAAGATGCAATGGCTAATGGTGATATTGACGATGAAGACGAAGAAGAATTAATTGACGACCTTAAAGACACTTATGGATATGATTTATTTGATATGTTCCGTGATGGTGGTGGAGACGGTTTTGAAGATGATGATGAAGACGAAGATGTTGACTTATCAAATGAGGTGAACGAAAATAAAGGAATGTGTAATGAGTGTGGTGGTATGATGAATGAAGAAGGAATGTGTAATGAATGTGGTAGTAACATGTACGAATCAACTAAGAAAAGAACTATTAGAGTTACTGAATCTGAATTAGCACAATTAATTGCTAAAATGGTTAATGAATCAACACCAGGTTTAGATGCATACAAGAAAGCACACAAAGAAAGTGGTAAACAAAATAAAGAAGGAATTGATGCAATGATGAAAGATGTGAATAAAAATCACATTGATGTTGAAGGTAATGATAAACCTGAATTCCCACATCAAGTAGGGAAAGGAGAGAAGGTTGCAAGAAAAAATACAAAAGAACAAGACGAAGAGGTTGCTAAGAATTTCGCCGGATTACAAAATTTAGATTACGATAATGAACCAGACGAAAAATTCAAAAAAAGATTGAAAATGGCTATTGAAGGTGATAAACTTATGGGTAACGCCTCAACAACCGAAAAAACAACTGTGAAACCAACCAACGGTTCAAAACTTGGTGAGGTTTCTAAAGATAAAGATGGTAATTCAACCCCAACACCTGAAACGGCTAAAGGACTTGAGGTACAAATGAAAAACAGAGAAGAAGATAAAAAGAAAAGAGTTCTTTATAAGAAAGAAGCGGTTCCAACTAACGAATCGAAAGTTTCATTAAATAATGTTCTAATGGAAGAACTTAACAAAATGAAAAAACTTTCTTCATACAATAAAAAAACTCAGTAATTCTTTTTTTTATTTTCTTTTATCCTTATATTATAACATATTAGGTTATGGAAAACAAAGAAAGTTATTTAGAGTTTGTCTCATCAGAAAGTTACAAGCATCAATTAGATATATGGTATCGTGCGTATAATATATCACACGAAAAGACACAACTATTTTATGATTTCCTCGCGTCCCTTCATGATTTGATTGAGGAAACCTTCTTAGGTGAAGATGTTTTAAAAACTGAAACCGAACAACACAACCACTTTATATGGTGTTGGAACAAAACAATCAAAAATTTTGAAAAGGAAAAGATATACTTCAAGGAGAGTGGACAACACATGGAGTATTTTTGGAATTTTTTCTTAGAAGCATATTACTTCACTAAAATTGATGGTAACCCTATGAGAATCAAGGAGTATTTCTATAGGGTTTTTAATTTCAAACATCGAAAAACTAGGTCCGAGTTAGACATCCTAACTGAAATTTACAAATTGTTGAATCAAAACTTGAAAATGTAGATTTTTTCCCGTATATTCGTATTAAAAACAAGAATATTATGGAAACCCTAAAAAAAATTAAAGATCTTGTTGAGAAGATGTCAGTAGACACTCAAAAGGTTTACGATAAGGGAAATCGGAGTGCATCTATTCGAGCTCGCAAGTTTGCACAAGAAATAAAAATCCTTATTGCTACATATCGTAAGGAGGTACTTGAAGAAATGAAAAAACATGATTAACGAAATAAAACTCTTTCTATTTGTATTGAGTATAATCTACATTCTTAGATTTGTTGTGGAGTTTTCAATTAAACTACCTCAAGAAAATCCTGAAGCGATGGAAGTGACCCCAATTGAAAAAGTATTCATTTACCTTGCACTTTCATATTTCATAACTTACTTTTTAATTTAATACTGTGTTTGAAAATATAAAATCTTTAAGACCTCATTTCCATTCTCTAAGAGAAGTGCAAAATAATGTTAGTTTAGATATTAAATTACCATTAACTTGGAGATATGAAGAAATAATAAAACCTTACCGTACAATTACATTAAAAATACAAGATAAAAATGATAAATTTAATCTTGTTTCTCTAATCACCAATGCAACCCAAGAAGGGTATGATGTTGTTTTCGCATGTGCCGGTGAGATATTTAAGTATAATATTGAAGAAGAGGCTAAACATAAACTCTTCCAAGAAAAAGTAAAAGAATTAGAAAATTTATTTAGAAAAGAAACCTTGGAGAGATTAAAAGAAATTAATTTAACTGATAACTATGGACAAACGGATACACCAAGCCTTGGAGATATTGAACAAGGAAATGGAGAAGGACAAGAAGGAGGTTCAGAACCACAAGAACCAGATGATAAATGAAATCAAGGGGTTAAAAAAAGAAGAACTATTCAAAAAAAATAAGGTTACGTTGATGGATAAAATAATGAAGATTTTTGGTTATGGAAAAAAAAGGTGAAGTATTAAATCAATTGGCAATCATCTCTGATTTATTGGAAAATGTCAATATTAATAACATGTCATCGACCGTAATAATAGAATTAAATAAGGAAGAGTTTGAAAATGTATATCAAATAATTCAAAAAAAATACGGAAGTAAAATAGAAAGACCTAAAGATAAATTCACTATTACAATTGGTATGGTGGATTTTGTTTTTAGTAAGAATAATGTCTAAAAAGTTCTCTTCGATTAAATCCCTTACTCACTAAAAAATCATATAACAACTTTCTTTGGTGTGTTGTTATGTCTTTAACAAAAATAAAATTACCTCTTTTTTTGTTAATTAATTCCTCCCTAACGATTTCAAATAATCTATTCGCATCTTCGCGATTTTTGTTACCATAAAGTTTCACGTCATTTTCTACTTGAACAAATAGTTTGTTGTTTAAAATAAACACCTGAGCAATTTCTTTGATTGGTGATATTTTTTCCATCATCTCATGGAAACGTATTCTTTTTTTGATTTGGAAATCATAGATTAACTCTTCTTTCCAATATGGTATGATTTCCTTAATACGAAACTTATCGTCTTCAATCTTAGCTTCCTGATTTCTACCCAAACTATCTTTAACCCAAGTTTTTGTTGCCCATCTATTATTAGGAAATACCAATGCAAGTTCAAATATTTGTTCTTGTTTTCTTTTACCACCTTGTAACTTAACAAATGCCGGTCTTCTTTCAGTTTTAAATTCGTGCCAATACTCGGTTATAGTGGTTCTCTTCATACATTTATAAAGGACCTTAATTCTTTTCTTATTACAGAAAAGTACTATAAAGTATTTCCCATTTTTCATATAAATTTAGAAATTAGAGTTACCAAACCATATATTGCAAGTATTGACCATATGATGGTAAACCATATAACACCCTTACTTACAAACTCACTAGATTTGATAAGTTCCTCTTTAATATCTCTTTTTTCTTTACAACTTGAACAACCCATATTAAAATATATACTAATTATTTCTCTTTTTCAATTTTATTCTCTATATTTTTTAATGTACATAATATATAAATTGAAATGATAAGTTACATCGGCGGTAAAGCGAGAATTGGTAAGTGGATTGCACCTCAAATCCCAAATGACATTGAAACCTACGTGGAAGGATTTTCAGGTATGTTTTGGGTCTTTTTTAATATGGACTTAAAGAATTATCCTAATCTTAAAACGGTGGTCTATAATGACTACAATGGTCTCAATGCGAACCTTATGAAGTGGGCGAAACAATATGACGTTTTACGTGAAGCGTTATCTCACTATCCATGTCAACAATTAAAAGTTGAGGACACCCCACCTGAATATGCTGTTATGTTTAAAGAATACCAACAATTGGTATTCAACGATAATTTAGTTATCACAGATGAGAATAGTTTAGAAATTGCTTGTAAGTATGTTTACGTATTAACCCAAGTATTTTCAGGGTCTAAACCTGAAACGGCTTCATATATGGATTACAAAGGAAAATACCGTTGTAAAGTTCTAATCTTTATGGATAAATTACAACATCCATCATATAGAGAACATTTAGATAGAATTACATTTGTTGAGAATATGGATTTTCAAACGGTTGTTGAAAAGTATGATTCACCAACCACATATTTTTATATGGATCCACCATATTATAAAACAGAAAACTATTATTCAAATCATATCTTCACAGTTGAAACACATCAAAGACTTGCGACGTGTTTACAAAATGTTCAAGGTAAATTTGGATTATCTTATTACGATTTTCCACAACTTTCCGAATGGTTCCCTAAAGAACAATATGTTTGGAAAGAAAAGGTATATAAAAAGGCGGCCGCAGCTAAAAAAGACGGAACTCAGAATGAGGGTACAGAACTCCTCATTATGAATTACTAATATTTATTTTTAAATTTTATGGAAACAAATTGGTACGTGGTAAAGGTATTACCCGGAAAAGAAAGAACACTAACTGAACAATTCAATAAAGAAATCTCACTTGGGAAAATCAAAAACATTAATAGATTCATATGTCCAACAGAAAAAGAATTTGTTTCACTTAAGAATAAAAAAGTTTTAAGAGATAAAGTACTTTATAGTGGTTATCTTTATTTTGAAACGGCAACTAAATTGAATCTTGATGAACTAAAAAGTCTAACATCTTTACCTAATATTATGGGTATGAGAGGTGACAAAACACCAGTCCTTCTAAGAGAATCAGATATTAGAAGAATATTAAAAGATGATATATTAGAGAACCACGTTGAATCTAAAAAATTAAAATATAGTAAGGGTGATTCTATTAAAGTAATCGAAGGACCATTCTCAAGTTTTGATGGGATTATATCTGAAGTTAAAGGAGATAAAATTGATATTGAAATTAAAATATTTGGTCGAAACACCGCAGTTTCATTAACATTAAATCAAATTGAAAAAAATTAATGGATTCATCTCCCGAAGTATTAACATATCTTCAAACAGTTAAAAATTTTCTTAAAAAAAATGACGAAGCTAGAAAATATTTTCTACACGGAGTTGATGAGGAAATGTTCTATGAACACTTAATTGAAATTGCACAAAAAAACTTTGAACAATTAGGAGAACCTATGTTAAATAAAGAACAATTTGATTTGTTAAGAAAAACAATGAAAGCAATTTCAATAGTCAGTAAGTCGGTTAATGAATTGGAAGAAGAAGTTGTTGATTCTGAAAAGAACATCTTTGTGGATTATCGAGGTTTCGGTAAAATTTGTTTAAACTAAGTTTATTAAGTAAAAAAATTATCTTATTTTTGTTTATGATGAAAAACATACCCGAATATTATCCAATTTATGATACGGTTTACGGAACTGAAATTCCAACTGAACAGTACTACGTGATTAAATTTGATACCTTACCCTCTAAGTACGTTAATGTTATTTTCTATGACATTTCAATAATTGATTTTTTTAAAGAAATGGGGTTTGTTGAAGTGGTGAATATTTTTTCTTCAAATAGAAGATTAGATTTATCGTCACAATCTTTATATGAAAATATTGATAAAAAAATATTAATTAGAATTTTCGGTAATGTTGATAAGTCTAAAGACAACTTAGTTCAAATTGATTATACGTACAACATTAAACTTGGTAGTATTCATGAACAAATTGATTTAGAAAAATTAAAACCATTTGAAAGAAAGAAAAAGAAATCAAATATCAATTTAGTAAAATCTGATATGGGACATTTGGATACTGAAGAGTATGATTTGTTTGCACCACCAATGGATTTAGAATTAAATTACGGTTCTGACTTTCTTAGAGTACACGATATAATTGTAAATAAATTAAATGAAAATAACGGTAAAGGAATTATTCTTTTACATGGAGACCCTGGCACAGGTAAAACATCTTATATCAAACATTTAACTTCTTTGATAAAAGAAAAAGATATTCTTTTCATTCCACCATCAATGGCGGAAATGTTATCAGAACCATCTATTATACCGTTCCTAATGGACCACAAGAATTCAATCCTTATTATTGAGGATGCTGAGAGAGTTATTTCGGATAGAGAAGGTAAGGGTTCACCGGCTGGTGTATCAAACATTTTGAATTTAACCGACGGAATTTTAGGTGATTGTTTATCGATTCAAGTAGTCGCAACATTTAACATGAAAAGAGAAAATATTGACAAAGCTCTTTTACGTAAGGGTAGATTAATCGCTGAACATAAATTTGAAAAATTATCAATTGACGAAACTAATGTTTTATTAAAACATTTAGGAAAAGAACAAATTGTTAATGAATCTATGTCTTTAGCAGATATATATAATATAGACGTTGATTTAATCAAATCAACTAATAAAGGAAGTAAAATAGGATTTTAAAATATGGAAAACGTAACAACTGAGAGGTTTAAAGAATTACAATCGGAGGGAAATAAATTAGTGGTTGATTTTTGGGCTGAGTGGTGTGGACCTTGTAAAACTTTAATCCCAAGATTAGAACAAATGGAGAAAGACTATCCAAATGTAAAATTTATTAAAGTAAATGTCGATGAAAACATGGATGCTTCTTTAGATATGGGAATTCGTTCAGTTCCAACTGTAATGATTTTTGACAGTAATAAATTAGTCGATAGAAGTCAAGGAGTTCAATCCGACACTTATTATAAAGAAGTTTTAAATAAATTATAATATGAATGAAATTATTGTTTTCACTTTAAAGGGATGTGGTCATTGCGTTGATTTAAAAAAAGAATTAAATAATTTGAACATTCCATATAGTGAAATTGAAGTTGAATCCAACAAAGAAATTTGGGATTCTGTAGTCAAACAAACAGGACATAACTCACTTCCAAGTGTCTATATCAGTATTGCCGGAGGTGAAGAGGGACCTATATTTGTACCCGAAAGAGACTATAAAGATAGAGACGATTTGATAGAGAAAATTAAAATGTATATATAATTGAAAGGGATTTAAAAAAAAATCCCTTTTTTTATGTAATATATCGAAATAAAAGTATTTATGTAAAAGACTTTACTTTTACATGGCTTTACAAAAAATTAATTGGACCCAAATTGAAACCGAAATCGTCCCGTCAGGGTCAACGATTGACTTAGGATCAATAAGCGGTTCATTACATGCGGTATACGCTGACAATCTTTATATCTCCGGAACAAGTGTTACAGATTTAATTGCGGCAGGTGGTGGTGGAGGTGGTGGAACAGGTTCTAGTGGAACGTCAGGTACGTCAGGTCAAATAGGTCAAACTGGTCAATCGGGTTCTTCAGGTACAAGTGGAAGTAGTGGTGATAGATTTAAATCACACTCATCTAATTCAATAAATTTAAATGTTGTAAGCGGTCAAACAATAACCATTTCAATCGAAACTGGTTTATCGTACATTGTTGCTCACAAAATATTAATTTCTAATAGTGACACACGTTACATAGATGGTAGTGTTTTGTCATATAACTCAGGTAACGGTACGTTATCTGTTTTTGTAATAAATGTTTTTGGTACTGGAACATATACATCATGGGATGTTAACTTAGGTGGTGCCGCTGGTGGTGACGGTTCTTCAGGAACAAGTGGTACGTCAGGTTCTAGTGGAACTGCGGGTACGTCAGGTTCTAGTGGAACGGCAGGTACTTCAGGAACTGCGGGTACGTCAGGTTCTAGTGGAACTGATGGGACTAGTGGAACTTCTGGTTCGTCAGGAACGGCTGGAACTTCAGGTAGTTCAGGAACGTCAGGAACTTCAGGTAGTGATGGTTCTTCGGGAACATCAGGTTCTAGTGGAACTACAGGTACTAGTGGTACATCTGGAACTTCAGGTAGTGATGGTTCTTCTGGAACTTCAGGTTCTAGTGGTTCCACAGGAACAAGTGGAACTTCAGGTAGTTCAGGAACCGCAGGGACATCCGGTACAAGTGGCACGTCGGGAACAAGTGGTACTTCAGGACAAGAAGGTCATTTAGCAAAATGGAAATTTAAAGCAACAACCGATACATCGGTAAATCCTGGTAGTAACTATTTCTCAATGAATGCCGCTTCTTGGGGAAGTTCACCAACAGAAATTGCAATTAATAATATACCAAATGATTTAAATGGAGCCTCTTTATCGGCTTATTTAGATTCTATACAAATTAATACAATATTAAAGGTTGTTAATCTTAACGATGCAACCACGTATAAGTTTTTACAAGTTACACAAGCAACCCCATATGATTTTGGGTATGAAAAATATACTGTTGTACAATTAACCTCAAACGGAACAGACCCAAATGATGGTGATATTTTCACAATCACACCAATTGGTATTCCAGGTACTTTAACATTATCGGGTACAACAGATAACGGTGTTATAACACTAAATAGTGTTGCACCTTACGCTACGGTTGAAAGCAATATGACTTTTGATGGTAGTGATTTAAATGTCACAGGTTCTGCGATTATATCTAACAACTTAACTGTTGCGGGTACAATTACGGCTAGAGAATTAATCATATCATCATCTGTAACAAACATGACCACTCAATATGCGAGTGGTTCTACTGCATTTGGTGACACACAAGGAGATACACACATTTTCACAGGTTCATTATATACAACAGGTTCTGTTACAATTAAAGGAGACTTAAGAGTAGAAGGTACAACTACATTAGTTCAAACAGTAGACCCAAATTTAGATTCTTTAATTATTTCGGGAGCAATGAGTTTGTTTCAGAGTCAATTTAAATCGGCTTCTTTAACAATTCAAAATTTAGGAACGATAGCCGATAGAAATTTAAATCAAGTAATTGATTGTGGTGATGGGTTCTTCTAATCAAAAATAAAGTATTTATAATAATAAAAAAAGAAACACAAAAATAAAACATGGCACAAATAATTAAACACAGAAGAGGTTCGATTTCAGCCCTTAAAGATGTAACAGCTAATATCGGTGAATTCGTGATTGCAACAGGTTCAATCGGAGATTTAAACGCTCCAGTTGTATTTGTTGGGTCTGATGCAACAGCTGGTGGATATAGAGCAGTATCTAAAATATACCAAGGATCACTTGTACCTATATTAGGTGCGGGTTATGGTACAACAATGGACGGTACACCATTTTATTCTAGTACATCACAATCGTTGTACATTTTAGATAGAAATGGTAACATTAATATGGACCTTAGTGGTAACTTAGAAGGTAATACTATATCTGGTATTACCATCAACAATATCACAGGAAGTAGAGCAACGTTTGATACTTTCGTATCATCATCAGCTTTGAATGTGACGGGTAACACACAAATGGGTGGAACTCTTAATGTTGAGGGTCTTACAACAATCAATAACAATTTAACGGTAACAGGAACAACAAATGCAAATGGATCTTTAAATGTAACTGGTTCGGTTAATATTAGTGGTGCCACATCAGTTACTGGAGCACTTAATGTTTCAGAAGATACAACTTTCCAAAAAGATTTATATGTTTCAGGTAATATCTATCAAACAGGTTCTTTCTACACACAAGGTGATATTGTATTATCAGGTAGTATTAACATCGGTAATAGTTTAACAGGTGATACCATCAACTTTGGTGGTGAAGTTAATTCACACATCATACCTACTACCAATAACACATATGATTTAGGTACTTCAGCAAAAGCTTGGAAAGATTTATATGTTAGTGGAACCGCATACATTGATCAACTGAATTTAGGTTCAATTGAATTAACAAATTTAGATTTACCGGGTTATTTAAACGTAACAGGTGCAACCACATTATATAGTGCAACTACAATTAACGCAGGACTTACAGTAACAGGTACAACCGATTTAAATGGTCCATTAAACGTAACAGGGGCAACCACTTTATATAGTGCAACAACTATCAATGCGGATTTAACAGTAACAGGAAACACAACATTATCTGGTTCTGTTTATGTTGAAGATTTAACAGAAAAGAGATTAGTGGTTGTAGGTGTAGATGGTTTATTAACAGATTATACTGGTTTAACTTTTGATAATGGTAATTTAAATGTATCGGGTGCAATTGAAGTAACTAACATACAAGGTACGGGTTCATTATATTTAAAACCCAATTTAGACGACCCAAGACTTTTTGAAATTTACAATAGTGCGGCACCTTCAGGTTATACAGATATCCATTTTGTGGGTAATGCAGATTTCAACTTCTTCGGTGATGACACAAATTATTTAAAAATAGATGATACTGCACAAACAGTATCTATTGTTGGTGTAAACGGTGTGTTTGTTAGTTCTTCATTAACAGTAACTGGTTCTGTAAACATTAATGGTAACACTTCACTAACAGGTTCATTAACGGTAGCATCAGGTTCGGCAACAATGTTAGGTGGTGATTTATTTGTATCAGGTAACTTACAAGTTTTAGGTTCACAAACAAATGTGAATATAGAATCTCACACAGTTGACATTGGTGATAATATTATCCAAGTAAATGCATATTCACCATTCCAAAGATATGCTGGTTTATCTGCATATGATTCAGGTTCGGTAGGTGATTCAGGTTCATTGTTATGGGATTCAACAAATGACTATTGGTTATTCCAAAACGCTAACGGTACATCAAGTAAAATTGTTGGAGTATCAGGTGGAACATTTGGTTCTGAGGCAAGTTTAACATCAGGAACATTCCCAATAGCAACAACAGGTAACACAATTGGAGATAGTTTATTAACTTATAGTGGAACCACATTATCATTAAATGGTAAATTCTCTGTTGATTCTGGTTCAGGAGAAACTAAAATTCAAGGAAACTTAAATATTAGTTACTCAGGTGCAACAATGACTAGTGGAGTGACATCAAATGTTTTATTTATAAATTCAAATGATGATTTAGGATTCATTAGTTCAACTGACACAACAAGTGAAACAGATAGATTGTTGGGGTATAACACATCAACAGGTAATTTAGAATTCTCAAGTCTAATAGACGGGGGAACATATTAAAACAAATTAAGGGGGAGTTTATCTCCCCTTTTTTAATAGTATAAAATGGGAATATCATTATCATTTAGTTAATAAAATAAAAGGAGGTCAAATAAACCTCCTTTTATTTTTTCTAAAATTCATTTACTAAATCCGAATTCATAAGTATTTATAGAATGACCTATATAGGTTGTTAACCGTGATACATATCACAAAGAATTTAAGGGGACCCCATACATATGGCACAAATAGTAAAACTACGTAGGAGTAGTGTTATTGGTAAAAAGCCAACTAACGCTCAACTCGAATTAGGTGAATTGTCAATCAACACCGCCGACGGTAAAGTCTATTTTGCTAAATCAGGTTCATTAGGTCCCTCAATTGAAGAATTAGTTTCAACAAACACGGTTAATACAGGTTCAATATTTCTTACAGGTGATATCACAGGTTCAATTTTTACAGGTTCATTTAAAGGTGATGGTTCTAATTTATATAACGTACCAGCAAGTGGTGTAACAGGTTTACAATTAAATAGAATTAGTAGTGGTTCATATACCGCATCAATTTCAGAACAAGGTGGTTTTCAAGTTAACACAGACATATCAATTAGTGGTTCATTAAATGTAAGTGGTGGATATATAAGTGGAGATGGTCAAGGTTTATACAATGTACCGGCAAGTGGTGTAACAGGTTTACAATTAAATAGAATTAGTAGTGGTTCAGTTACTGCATCAATATCAGAAACAAACGGATTTAATGTAAGTACCAATTCGGCAATTACGGGTTCGTTATCTGTTAGTGGAAATTTAATTCTTAGTGGTAGTTTAACAGATGCAACTGGTTCAACAGGAACATCTAATCAATTATTATCTACTGATGGTAATCATGTTTATTGGACAACGTTTGACCCTATAGTGGTAGACGGTGCTACAAAAAAATTAATAGTATCGTCACCATCAACAACATGGAATTTTAATCACAATTTAAATTCATTATATCCAGCAATTACTGTTTTTAATAGTGACGGATACGTGATTATTCCACAGAACATACATGTAATTGATTATAATAATTTAACAGTTTCATTCGCTTCGTCTCAAACGGGTGTAGTGAGTGCAACCGTCGGTGGTAATGGTTCTTCAGGTACAAGTGGAACATCAGGTACTTCAGGTTTATCGGGAACAGATGGTTCTTCAGGAACAAGTGGTAGTTCAGGTACTAGTGGTTCGTCAGGTACGTCAGGTTCTTCAGGAACTAGTGGTACTTCGGGAACTGACGGTACGGGTGGGTTGGTTCAATATTTTGAATCATCAACCACATGGAGTGTATCTCACAATTTAGGTACAAATTATCCATTAGTTAATATTTGGGATAGTAATAATCATATTGTAATTCCACAACAAATTACAACCATTGATGGAAACACAATTGAAGTAACATTTTCATCACCAGTTCAAGGTTATGTAAACGTTGCCAAAGGTGGTCACTTTGTAAGTGGGTCGGTAAATTATACCAATGTTGGATCAGATATTATACCAGCATTAAATAATACATATGATTTAGGTTCTCTTAATTTTCAATGGAAAGACATTTATGTTTCAAGTGGTTCAATTTATGTTGGAGGAGTTAAAGCAATTGAGCTTAATGAAAACAATCAAATTGTAATCGGTACCCAAGTTTTTAATACGTCGGGTACAACTGGAAACACAACAACAACTATCACTAGTGAATTAACATTAGAAGAAAATATAGTATTAAAAAATACAGGTTCTAATGTACAATCATATATTGGTGTTGCATCTCAAGTTGTTAGTGGTAGTGCAACATTAATTGATTTAGGTTCATTTGATGGTGCCAATTTTGATTATATAGTAAAGAATGGTTTGAATATGAAATGTGGAAATATCGCTTCGGTATGGAATGGTTCTAATTCATCATATAATGAATTAAACACAACAGATTTAGGTAATACATCACCAGTTTCATTTGATGTAACAAATAATGGGTTATTGAATGTTGTTGTTTCATCAGGTACTTGGAAAGTGGAAGTTCATTATAGAGCATTAGGAAATATAATATAAAAAAATATACATATAATAAGCAAATAAAGATAGATTAAATACTATTTATAGTATAAAACAAAAAATACAAGAATGGCTAACGAATTAGTAGTAAAAAATGGTCTGATAGTATCTGGGTCGGCCACAATTATGGACAACTTAACTGTCCAAGGAACATTAACAGCGGAAAATTACGTCTTAAGTTCGTCCGTAATATATGTGACCGAATCTTATGCTTCAGGTTCACATAATTTTGGTGATACATTTGACGATTATCATTTATTCACTGGTTCCATTTATATTACGGGAGCCTTACAAATTCCAAAATCAAGTGAAAATCCTGTCGGTACAACCGCGGGACAAATATATTACAACACAGGTGATACAAATATCTATCGTTATAATGGTAGTACGTGGTTAGCTGCTGCTGGTACATCAGGAACAAGTGGTTCTAGTGGAACGGCTGGTACTTCAGGTTCTAGTGGTTCATCAGGAACAGCTGGAACAAGTGGTTCATCAGGTTCAAGTGGAACAGCAGGAACAAGTGGTTCATCAGGTTCATCAGGTAGTGATGGTTCATCGGGTTCAAGTGGAACGGCTGGCACATCAGGTTCTAGTGGTACATCAGGTTCTAGTGGTTCTTCAGGAACAGCTGGTACATCTGGTAGTGACGGTTCTTCGGGTACTTCGGGTTCAAGTGGTTCTTCAGGAACTGCAGGTACTTCAGGAACATCAGGTAGTGATGGTTCATCAGGTTCAAGTGGAACGGCTGGCACATCAGGTTCTAGTGGTAGTGCTGGTACTTCAGGAAGTTCAGGAAGTTCAGGAACTGCGGGAACAAGTGGTTCATCAGGAACAGCTGGAACATCGGGTTCTTCAGGAACAGCCGGAACAAGTGGTACATCTGGTTTAGTAACATTAACAGGATCAACAACCAATGGTGTAATAACATATAATGGAAGTGGTACTGATGCTACTGTTCAATCAGGAATGACATTTGATGGAACAAATTTAAATGTAACAGGTAGTGGAGTTATTAGTGGTAATTTATCGGTAGCAGGAACATTAACCGCACAAACATATATTGTGTCAAACTCTATCACTTACATGACAACAAGTTTTGCAAGTGGTTCGTCAGCGTTTGGTAACACAATAGATGACCAACATATTTTTACAGGTTCGGTGTTTGTTACGGGAGCTTTAAAAATCCCAACTGCATCATCAGATCCTATAGGTAACGCAACAGGTTCAATATATTATAATACAACTGATACTAACATATATAGATATGATGGTAGCACATGGTTACCAGCTGCGGGAACAAGTGGTACATCAGGTTCTAGTGGTTCTTCAGGAACTGCAGGTACTTCAGGAACATCAGGTTCTAGTGGTTCATCAGGAACAGCTGGTACATCAGGTTCTTCAGGAACGGCAGGTACTTCAGGTTCTTCAGGAACATCAGGTTCTTCAGGTAGTGATGGTTCTTCTGGAACATCAGGAACGGCGGGAACATCAGGTTCTAGTGGTTCTTCAGGAACAGCTGGTACATCAGGTTCTTCAGGAACAAGTGGAACATCAGGTTCAAGTGGTTCATCAGGAACAGCGGGTACGTCAGGTTCATCAGGTACAGCTGGTACATCGGGTTCTTCAGGAACGGCCGGTACATCAGGAACAAGTGGTACTTCAGTAACCGTTTCAGGTACAAACAATACAATTGGTAAATTTCAAACAGGTGCTGGTGACCCAACATTAGTTGATTCAAAAATTACTGATAATGGTTCACTTGTAGAAATTGATTCAGATGTTAATGTTAAAGGTATTTTAACTGCGAGACAATTAAATATTGATTACGTAAGTTCTTCAATAATGTATACGTCGGGTTCAAATAAATTTGGTAATACATCGGACGATACACATGAATTTACAGGTTCAGTCTTTATTTCGGGTTCTGTTAATATATCAAGTGGTAGTTTAGTTATTGACGGCGTTTCATTCGCAGCAATGACATCAGGTACCTCAGGTTCTTCAGGAACAGCTGGTACATCAGGTTCTTCAGGAACGGCGGGTACTTCGGGTTCTAGTGGTTCTTCAGGTTCTTCAGGTTCAAGTGGCACTGCAGGAACAAGTGGTTCATCGGGTTCTTCAGGAACAGCGGGAACTTCAGGTTCATCTGGAACATCAGGTTCTTCAGGTAGTGATGGTTCTTCAGGAACATCAGGTTCTAGTGGAACGGCTGGTACTTCAGGTTCTTCAGGAACAAGTGGTACATCAGGTTCATCAGGAACCGCGGGTACTTCAGGTTCTTCAGGAACAAGTGGTACTTCAGGTTCAAGTGGAACAGCTGGTACGTCAGGTTCATCAGGAACCGCAGGAACATCAGGTTCTTCTGGAGACAGTTTATTTGCTCAAACAGGATCTTTTTGGGCGACAACAAACGACGTTCAATTCACAGGTTCAATATCAATGTTTGATGTTAGTTCAAGTTTCAGTATAGATGGTAATATTTTCGGTCAAACATATTTAAACGGTGGTGGTACTTTAGTACTTAATCCGGGATATGGTGGAGTTGAAATCGTTGGTGTTAATAATACATTAAAAGTAGGAAACACTATAACTGCGGGAGGAACTATCTCAGGATCATTTACAGGTGACGGTGCGGGATTATATAACATTCCAGCAAGTGGAGTTACAGGATTAGAATTAAATAAAATAGTTAGTGGTTCAGTAAGTGCATCAATTTTATCTGATGGAACATTCAGAGTAAACGGAGATACCTATATTAATGGTATATTAACAGCAAGAGAAATACACATGGATTATGTGACTTCTTCTGTATTATTTACTTCAGGTTCAAATAGATTTGGTGATACTTTAGACGATACACATCAATTTACGGGTAGTGTTAATATCACAGGTTCAATTTCATTAAATGGTCAAGCAATTGGTACAGGTAAATTAGACGAATCATGGTTTAATTCATATGTTTCAAGTTCAACATCAACAATTGCAAGTTCATCATATGCATTAACTGCATCACACGCTTTAAACGCGGTAATTGTTTCAGGTCAAACACAAACATTAACAGTAACTCCATCATCAACAACATGGTCATTTAACCACAATTTAGGTTATAAATATCCAGCAATCAATGTGTTTGATGTTAACGATAAAGTTGTTATACCAACAGGTATTGAGGTTATAGATAGTAACAATTTAAAAGTTTACTTTAGTGTAGCACAAAGTGGAACCGTGATTGCCACAGTAGGTGGTAACGGTTCTTCAGGAACATCAGGTTCTAGTGGAACGGCTGGGACATCAGGTTCTAGTGGAACGGCTGGGACATCAGGTTCTAGTGGTACAGCGGGTACATCAGGTTCTTCAGGAACTTCAGGTACATCGGGTTCTTCAGGAACTGCTGGCACATCAGGTTCTTCAGGAACTTCAGGTACATCAGGTTCTTCAGGAACAGCAGGAACAAGTGGTTCATCAGGTAGTGATGGTTCTAGTGGTTCTTCAGGAAGTTCGGGTTCATCAGGAACAGCTGGTACTTCAGGTTCTAGTGGTTCTTCAGGAACGGCGGGAACAAGTGGTTCATCAGGTAGTGATGGATCATCTGGAACATCGGGTTCTTCAGGTTCTTCAGGAACGGCGGGAACAAGTGGTTCATCAGGAACAGCCGGTACTTCAGGTACATCGGTTTCAGTTTCAGGAACTATAAATGCATTAGTTAGATTTGCGTCAGCAACAGGAATTACAGATTCTAATTTAACGGATGATGGAGATGTTGTAACAATTAATTCAGATACAGTTGTAAATGGTTCATTAAAAATATCAGGAACAACACAATCAACATTTGTTAGTGATAAAACAACTTCAACTAACGGTACTTCGGTTGTATCAACAAACGCAACAGGTTCAAATACCTCAGCATTCTACAACTACACAATATCTAAAGGGGCAAACGCTCGTTCAGGACAGATTTCATCGGTATGGAATGGCTCAACTGTGGTTTTCAATGAAACCTCAACAGTTGACATCGGAAGTACAGATGGAGCATCTTTCGCAGTTGGATTAAGTGGTGGAAATGTGGTTTTAAATTTCACTTCTAATGGTGGATGGGAGTTTAAAACATCTACAACTTTATTATAAAAAACATAATATTGATAAAATAAAAAGGAGACAATAAAATGTCTCCTTTTTTATTTACTTAAACAAAAAAATGTAGTATTTATATATAACTGTTGGACAGTGAAAACAGTAGACATATGGCAAATCAATTTATAGTAAAAAACGGCCTTTTGGTTGCTGCTAATGGCGCAACTATAACCGGCTCAGTACAAATTTCAGAAAATTTAATAGTCGATGGTAACATCACGGCTAAAGAATTGATAATTTCGTCTTCAGTATCACATTTTACCCAATCATTTTCTTCGGGTAACACAGTTTTTGGTGATTCAATTGATGATTCCCATTTGTTTACTGGTTCAGTTTTTATAACGGGAGCACTTACAATTCCCACATCGAACGTATCCCCAATTTTAAAGGCAACGGGTTCGATTTATTATAACACTTCAGACACAAACATTTATAGATATAATGGTACCACATGGTTAGATGCTGCCGGAACATCGGGTACATCAGGTACTAGTGGTGGTTCAGGTTCTTCAGGTACAGGTGGTACATCGGGTACTTCAGGTTCTAGTGGTTCATCAGGAACGGCCGGTACAAGTGGTACATCAGGAACAAGTGGTTCATCGGGTTCTTCAGGAACAGCGGGTACATCAGGAACAAGTGGTTCATCGGGTTCTTCAGGAACAGCGGGTACATCAGGAACAAGTGGTTCATCGGGTTCTTCAGGAACAGCGGGTACCTCAGGTTCAAGTGGTACTTCAGGGTCTAGTGGTTCTTCAGGAACGGCGGGAACAAGTGGTTCATCAGGTAGTGCGGGAACTAGTGGTACTTCAGGTTCTAGTGGTTCTACAGGAACAAGTGGAACATCAGGTAGTTCAGGAACAAGTGGAACATCAGGTTCAAGTGGAAGTTCAGGAACCGCTGGTACGTCAGGTTCATCAGGTACAAGTGGTTCATCAGGAACAGCTGGCACTTCAGGTTCTAGTGGAACAAGTGGTACGTCAGGAAGTAGTGGTTCTTCAGGTACATCAGGTACAAGTGGTTCATCAGGTACTAGTGGAACCTCAGGAACTAGTGGAACAAGTGGTTCATCAGGTACGTCAGGTTCATCAGGAACGGCCGGAACTAGTGGTACAAGTGGTTCGTCTGGAACTGCAGGTACATCAGGTAGTTCAGGATTAAGTGACAAGTATAAAACAACATCAACAAGTTCATTTACATTAGGTTCTTCAGGAACATTAACAGTAGATGCGAATTTATCATACACACCCGCACAATCTATTATAATTGTTAATGATTCAACACATTTCCAAGAATGTGAAATCATTAGTTATTCTGGAACAACATTAACTTTTGGTTCACCAAGTAGAACAGTTGGTACAGGTACATTTACATCATGGACAATTAACCTTGATGGTGCGTCAGGTGGTGATGGATCTTCAGGTACTTCAGGTACAAGTGGAAGTTCAGGTTCTTCAGGAACTAGTGGTTCATCAGGTACGTCAGGTTCTAGTGGAACAGCCGGTACATCGGGAAGTTCAGGAACAAGTGGTTCGTCAGGAACAGCGGGAACATCAGGAACGAGTGGTAGTTCAGGAACGTCAGGTTCTTCAGGTACTGCGGGAACATCGGGTTCAAGTGGTACGGCTGGTACATCAGGTAGTTCAGGTACAACTGGTGACACAGGTAGCTCAGGTACATCAGGTAGTTCAGGTACAACTGGTGCTACGGGTAGCTCGGGTACATCGGGTTTAAGTGGTACTTCATTTACTTCAGGATTTACAGGTACAACTTGGAGTATTACTCACAATTTAGGTCAAAGATATCCATCTGTCATGATTTATGACAGTAATGGTTATTTAGTTATACCAAGTAATGTTCAAGCTATTGATTCAAATAATTTAACAGTTACATTCTCATCATCATTAACAGGAACTGCCAGTTTAACAACAGGTGGTGCTGGTTCATCAGGAACTAGTGGTGGTTCAGGTTCTAGCGGTACAGGTGGTACATCAGGTTCTTCTGGAACGTCTGGAACTAGTGGTAGTTCAGGTTCATCAGGGTCTTCAGGTTCTAGTGGTTCTTCAGGGACTGCTGGTACTTCAGGTTCATCAGGAACGAGTGGTAGAGATGGTATTGGTGGTACAACACAAACATTTGCATCATCAACAACATGGTCAGTAGCACATAATTTAGGTACTAATTTTCCATCGGTAACTGTTTGGGATAGTAATAAAAATGTGGTTATCCCAACTCAAATAAAATCAATCGACGCTAACAATGTTGATGTTTATTTTGGTAGTCCAATTTCAGGTAGTGTAAACGTAATATTTGGTGGACATATGGTTAGTGGTGCTATCGATACATCGGCAGTTGGACACATTGTACCTTCAATTAATAACACATATGATTTAGGTTCATCATCAAAACAATTTAGACACTTATATTTGTCATCAGGTTCATTATATATTGATGGACAAAAAGTTTTGGGTAGCACCAGTCAAGAATTACAGATTACAACCGATGTTGGTCAATCATTTAAGATTTTAGAAGCTGGAACTGATACAATTACATTACAAAGTAATGACGGCGATATTCAATTAAAAACATCGGGCGGAGGTAATGTATTATTAGACCCAACAACAGGATTAATTGATTTAAGAGGTACCGTTCAAATACAAGACGGTAATAAAATTACAAGTTCAGGAGCAACTAAAGTTGTTTTTGGAAATGATATTGAGGTAACGGGTTCAATTAGAACTAACGGTACATTAATAGTAAATGGTGTTTCATTCTCAGCAATGACATCAGGAACATCAGGTTCTAGTGGTAGTAATGGTTCTTCAGGTTCCAGTGGAACATCAGGTTCTAATGGTTCCTCAGGTTCATCAGGAACAGCGGGTACGTCGGGGTCTAGTGGAACATCAGGTTCAAGTGGTTCATCAGGAACAGCGGGTACGTCAGGCTCAAGTGGAACATCTGGAAGTTCAGGTTCCAATGGTTCAAGCGGTTCATCAGGAGATTCAATATTTGCACAAACTGGTTCTATATGGTCGGCAACTAAAAATGTTGAAATTACCGGCTCATTAAAAGTTAAAGGTGCAATTACCGCTGACGAACTTTATATGACATATGTTACATCATCTGTTATGTATTCTTCAGGGTCAACCAAGTTTGGAGATACAAATGATGACACACATCAAGTTACAGGTAGTTTAAGTATAACAGGTTCGTTATTAATAAACGGAACATCATATACTGCGGCGACAAGTGGAACATCAGGTTCTTCTGGTACAAGTGGTTCCAATGGTTCTAGTGGAACGTCAGGTTCTAGCGGTAGTAATGGTTCATCTGGTACTTCAGGCTCCAATGGTTCTAGTGGAACTTCGGGAACATCAGGTTCTAGTGGTAGTAATGGTTCTTCAGGTAGTTCAGGTACAAGTGGTTCTAGTGGTAGTAATGGTTCATCAGGTTCTTCAGGGACAAGTGGTTCTTCAGGTTCTAGTGGAACATCGGGAAGTTCAGGTTCATCAGGAACATCAGGTTCTAGTGGTAGTAACGGTTCTTCAGGTTCTAGTGGTACAACAACAATCACAAATGCGGTTGATAATAGAGTAATGACAAGTGTCGGTGGTGTTACATTAAATGCTGAAGCGAATTTAACATTTGATGGTTCAACATTAACGGTAGCGGGTAACGTTTTACCTGAAGCAAATGGAACAAGAGATTTAGGTTCGGCAGCAGCTCGTTGGAGTACAGTTTATACATCTGACTTATCATTAAATAATGGAATAGGTGATTGGACAATAGTGGAAGGTGAAGATGATTTATTCTTATATAATAATAAGAAGGGTAAAGTTTATAAGTTTGCTTTAACCGAAGTTGACCCTAATATTGCAACTCCTAAAAAATCTTAAGAGATGCCAGTTCATATAGGTAATAATATAATAAATTCATCATCGTTATTTATTGCTGATGGAAGTAGTAGTGATAAAGCTGCGAAAAGTGGATTGGACATAAAACGATTATTTCCAGCAAAAACCAGTGGGTATTATTGGATACAAAACGATAGAATGCCAAATCCATTACAGATGTATGTAAATTTGGATTCAGATTGTGACGGAGGAGGATATGATTTTTATCCAATAACAGCCGGAACAGCGGTAAGTTCAACCACAGAAATACATAGTGGACTCGTACTTGGATTGGATTTGATTTATCCTAGAAGTCAAGGACATTGGAAAGCAATATATAGGTTTGCAAATAATGTATTGGGTGATTTAGCGGGTTATTGTCAAACTTGTTATGCGGTATCAGCTTCAGTATCAACGGTGGCCGCAGGTGCTTACCCAACCGCACCAAGTTTGAATGGTAATTATACTACATACATAATGAGAAATCCAAAATATTATGGAACGGGAGCTCCCGATTGGAAAGTTGCAGATGGGGGAAGATGGTGGTTAAGAGATTCTACATTTGGAGAACCGAATGGGGATTATAACCCAAATGTATTATTGGGATTACACGCCGCTGGATATTCATTATCATCAGAGGGTACATTTGGATTTAATGATGCATATGTGGGATATTCTACTGGTACAAAATATTTAGTATCAACAAACTTAAAAGGATAATATGGCATTAGATATAGGTGGACTTATTATAAATAACACACGAGTGTCACCACCCGATGGTTCAACAGCAGCAAGAGCTGCACGTTCTGGTGCAGACTTGGCAAGAAACTATCCAAATAAAGCATCAGGATTTTATTGGATACAATCTGAAAAAATGCCCAATCCTTTACAAATGTATGTGGATATGAGTGAAGAGGGTGGTGGTTATGATTTTTATTTTATAACCGCAGGACCTTCAGTAAATTTTGTAAATGTAAAAAATGGTGGCACACCTTTAGGATTAGATTTAGTAATGCCACGTTCAAAATATCATTGGAGAGCAATGTCAAATGCAGTTAGAGACCAAAGACCATCGGGAGCTTATGCTGATTATTTTACAACTACATATGGGGTGTATAGTTTAACTGCGGCTAATTATACTTCAGTAATAATGAGAAGTCATATTTTTTATGGAACGGGTTCATCAGCACATCAAGTTAAAGATTTGGGTAGATGGTGGTTAAGAGATACAACTTTTAGTGAACCAAACGGAGATTATGGTCCATATGGTTTATTTGGTGGATACTCTCAACCGGCAGTTAATTATGGGTTAACTGATATATCATTTAACGATATATCTGCCAACTATGCAACAGGAAATTATTATTTAGTATCAACAAACTTAAAACCATAACATATGCCATTTAATATAGGAGGTTTAATAATTAGTTCAACATATTCAGTACCAGGAGATGGTACATCTAGTAGTACACCAGCAAGAAGTGGATTGGAATTAGCTAAAACATTTCCATCAAAAAGTAGTGGGTATTATTGGATACAATCTGAAAAAATGCCTAATCCTCTACAAATGTATGTAGATATGACTGAAGAAGGTGGAGGATACGATTTTTACCCAATAACTACAGGACCAACCATACAATATCCGGGTTCAACACACGGAGGAACCCCGTTAGGATTAGATTTAGTATATCCTCGTTCAAAATTTCATTGGAGAGCAATGAGTAATTTTGTTGGAGGTGTATTAGGACAAACTGGTAGTAATTACCAAAGATATTTTAAAACTGCGTATGCAATATCATCAACAACAGCCGGAGATTATACCGCACAAATATTTAGAAATCCAAATTTTTATGAATCCGGCACATCCGCTTGGACCGTTCCCGATGGTGGAAGATGGTGGTTAAGGGATACGGTATTTAGTGAACCAAATGGTGACTATACCCCAAATTCATTTTTATGGATTAACGCTTGGACATATAGTTTTCCGGAACCATATGTTTTAGCCGATGTTGGATTTAATGATTATCCTGTTGGTGCCGCTGTAGAATCTGGAAATTATTACTTAGTGTCAACAAACTTAAAAGGATAAGACGATAATATTTATCAATATGGAAAATAGAAAATATATAATTTTTAATGTCAGTGAATTAGATAAAATTAATTTTTACGAAGTTCAAGAAACATCAGTTGATACAATTAGAAAATCTGTTGATGAAACATTAACGTTTGTGAAATATGATGGAGATGAAATGCCACCAAGTGTATCATCTTTAACAACAAAACAAGGACCATACACACAAACGGAAATACTTGAAATAATAAACACACCTGAATGGGCAATAGAAACAACACCTTAATAGATGCCTTTAAATATAAATGGAAATATTGTTAATAGTCAAATTGCTAGTACTTTAAATTACAAAAGTATTGTTACTAGAGGATTGAGTATTCATTTTGATGCATCTGCAAAAGATTCATATCCCGAAACGGGAACTAGTTGGTATGATTTAGTTACATCTACAACCGGTACTTTACAAAACGGACCAACTTATTCAAGTGATGGTAATGGGAGTATTTCATTTGATGGAACAAACGATCATATAACTACTTCAAATATTTCAACGTCTTTTGCTGGCGGTGCAACATTAGAAATGTGGGTAAATTTAATAAGTAAAGATAGAAATCAAGGATTTATAGACTATGGAGGTGGTGGAAAGTATATAAACTTTTACATGCCATCTTCTAATTACATGAGATGGGAGGTTATTGGAACAACCGCAAATCCATATGACACAATTAGTACAACTACCGCTTTTGTGACCGGTGTTTGGTATCACGTAGTTGGAACTTTTAATGGTGCTAATATGTATCTATATTTAAATGGTTCACAACAATCAACAGGAGCATTGACTAATGTACCCACAGATATGAACGTATCTTTTACTATTGCTAGTTATGCTGGATATGGAAATGCCAAAATATCGGTAGCAAGATTTTATAATAGACCACTAACCGCGGCTGAAGTTTTACAAAACTATAATGCACAAAAAAATAGATTTGGATTATAAAATATAAATTATGCCATTTAATATAGGAGGACACATATATAACGGAACACATGCTGATGTGGAAGATTATAAAAATGTAATTACAAGAGGATTGGTGTTACATTTAGATGCATCAGCACTAGAATCTTATCCAGGTTCAGGAACAAGTTGGAGTGATTTATCAGGAAATAATAATAATGGTACTTTAACAAATGGACCAACATTTAGTAGTGGTAATCAAGGGTATATTAATTTTGATGGAACTAATGATTATGTAACTATTCCAGATTCTTCAAATTGGGATTTTGGTACCGGTGAATTTACTATTGATTTATGGATTTATTTAGATGGAGCTCAACCACAAAATTATTCAGGATATATAGGTACTTTTCAATCAAAATGGCCAGCATCAGGATGGGTTATTATGAATTCACCCGGTACTACTATGAGAAATTATTCAAATGATGGAACTTACGAAACAACTATATCAACTAATACTGACTTAAATCAATGGAAACACGTTGTATTAACTAGAGTTGGTAATACTGGATATATGTATATAAATAATTCATCTGTTGGTACTCAAAGTTGGACTAATGCCGCGTTTAATAATACGGGAAACCCTCTTTTAATAGGGGCAGGTAGTGGAGATCATTCTAAAATACGAGTTGCATCTGTTAAAATATACAAAGGAGTTGGGTTTACAAGTACAATGGTTACACAAAACTACAATATACAAAAATCAAGGTTTGGTTTATAGAAATATTTTTCTTATATTATAGGTATGAATAATATCGGTATAGGAATAATGTGTTTCGGTGATATTTCCTATTTTAACAGTACAAAAGAAAAAGTTACCAATTTAAAAGATATTGGAATTGATTGTTATATCTTAACCGATGAACCAGAACAATTTACATCAAGTTCAGATTGGGATAATTCAGAATATTCTTGTATAAAAATCATAAAATACAATAGACACCTAAAGTCATATCATGATAAAATAATATTAGTTAAAGAAATATTAAAATATCATAACATCTCAATTTTAATAGATGCAGATACCTTCATTTCCAATTATTTTTTTATTGAACAATTAGTTAACTATCCATATCAAAATGGAATTACATATGTTGAAACTCTATTAAGTCATAAAATAAAAAAAGAATTTATAAGAGATATCCAAATGAATATTGGGGATATTGATTGGTTGAATTATAAAACATATCTTCAAAAAATATACCCACAATATGGTGATTTAGAGACGATTTACGAGTACTTCTTGGTTTTCAATAAAGAAGGATTAAAAGATAATTTCTTTCTCTTATATGAGAAGTTACAATCAATTAAAGAGTCGTGTGATGTAATGAGTGGAAAGAAAATTGTGGTAGGGTCAGCTGAAGGTGTGTCAATACAAGTTGCCGCAAAAATTACGGATACCCAAATACAAAAAGATGTGGTATTATTTGAATTAATTAAAGACAAAATTAAAAATGATAATTAATCAAGAATTTATAAGATGTGAAATTACCAACAACGTTGAATTTGATGAGGTTGGTGATGAAAAATTAGTTAATGTACCATATAGATGGTCTCACGGTGCAACGGATGAGCATTTAGGTGATGGTTTAATCATATACTCATTAATTCAATTTATGAGGGCCAAAATTTGTGTGTGTTTAGGTAGTGGTGGTGGATTTATCCCACGAATTATGACACAGGCTAGATTAGATTTACATTCACAAAAAATATTTGATGGTACCCGTGATATAAATTGGGGTGATATAGGAACAACATTTGTGGTTGATGCAACAAATGGTGTTGGTGGGAATGTTAATTGGATGAATGAAGAATCATTTTTTAGAAGAGTCTATAGTCCAAGAATATTGAACACCACAACTGAAGATGCTTTTTATAATTTCTTTGTTAAACAAGAAATTAAAATAGATTATCTCCATATTGACGCGGGACATAGTTATGAAAATGTTAAAGAAGATTTTGAATTATACACACAATTACTATCACCAAATGGTATCGTATCTATACACGATACTGACCCCAATTACGCTGACAAATTCATTGTAACTCAAGAAGTTAAGGATAGGGGTGATCACGACGATTGGACAGGACCTATTAAATTTTCACAAGAAATTGACACCAATGTTTGGGAGAAAATAAATCTATTCAATCACGGAATCGTTAAAAACAAACCATCTTCCACAGGGATTACAATTATTAGAAAAAAATAATATAGATAATTTGATTTTTGAATAAAATTAGTATATATTTTGTTCATGATTAGATTATTAACAGTTATTGGTCACGGAACAAATATGTTACCACATTTCATCAATCATTATGAAAAATATGTTGATGAAATAAACATAGTTGTATACGAATCGGATATTGAACCGATGATTTTACATAAAGTAAAAGATATCATCAAAGATTTTGATAATGTTAAAATCACACATACAATTAAAGACAGGGTGTATGATTTTGAGAAGGTAACCATGTTGTATAATTTCAATAAATCAAAACATTTAAATGATTGGTGGGTAATTGCAGATATTGATGAATTTCATTTATATCCAAATGACAGTTTAAATGATTTGATAAACGAATGTGACGACAACGGTTGGGATTTAGTTAGAGGTGGTTTTATTGATAGAGTAGGAAGAGGGGGTGAATTTTCTGAATTGGTTGACGACGTTTCCATATGGGAACAATTTCCAAATGCAGGGTTTTTTAGATACCCAATGAGTCAAGCATGTCCAAATAAAATTTGTGTAATGAAGGGATATATTGAAATTACAAATGGACAACATTATGCTAAAATAAATGAACAAACAACTTGGAGATGGCAAGGATGGAACCACCCATTAATTAACCCCAATAGTACCGTTCAAGTACACCATTTTAAATGGGATAAAACGGTAATTGACAGAATTAAAGAAGTTATAAATGTAAAAAAAGATTATTCATATTCAGACGAGTATGCATTAATGTTTAAATCGTTAATAAAAACAAAATTTAAAATAAATTTAGAAAACCCTGACTTTATGTTCGAATTAGGTTTAAAATACCCCGAATATCAAAGGTATAGAGGTTGGAAACTATTAATAAATAAAATAAAATCAATATGACAAAGGAAGAAAAAGAAAAACAATTACTCGACCTTGAATTAAGAAAAGTTAAGGCGCTTGAAAAAATCGGTAATTCATTAGATTCATTAACAATTTGGTTCGAAGGAATCGATAAGGATGAATGGAGTGAAAGAATTCAACATTATCTATATGAATATTATAAAAAATATTTAGTAGATGAGGTTTATAAAAAAGGTGATGACGTAGAATAAATTAACAAATAGATGAAAAAGTTAGGTATTATTGTACCTTATAGGAATCGTAAAGCACAACTTAGGGAGTTCTCTAGAAACATCAAATTTTATTTAGATGGTTTGGGGATTCCCTATCATGTTTTTGTTATAAGTCAAGACAATGCAAAACAATTCAACAGAGGAGCACTTTTAAACATTGGTTTTAAATACGCTGAAAAAGAATTATGTGATTATGTTGTATTTCACGATGTAGATATGATTCCTGCGAATGTAGATTATAGTTACTCAGATGTACCATTACACATGGCAACTAATTTCTTATATTTCAATGAAGATGAAAAACCTAAAGAAACTTTTGAAGAGTATTTTGGTGGGGTAACAATGTTTACGACTGAAGATTTTAAAAAAATTGATGGGTATTCAAACAAATATTGGGGATGGGGATATGAGGATGACGATTTATTGTATAGATGTAAAAAACATGATTTGAAATTAGACACTTTAAAATTAAAAAATTTAAGACCTAAATGTGACTCATTAAAATTCAACGGAGTAAATGCATATGTTAAATCTAAAAAAACTTTTAGTTTAAATAATAATCTAACATTTTTTGTTTCATTTAAACCTGAAAAATTTATTTGTAATCACATGGATGTGGTTGACGATTTTAATGTTTTTACAATACCTGGATATGACTTCTCAATATCATATAATTCATTTTCAAGATATAATTTTTGTACGTTTGATGATGATTTAAACGCATTATATGTTAATTCAAAAATTAAACCAAACTATAAAACAAATATGTGTATTGTGGTAAACAATACCGAAAAAACAATTATTGTTTATCAAGACGGGATAAAAATTGGTGAGACACAATTTGAAAATAGAATATATGATTATTCTAAAGAAGAATATTTTTATTTAGGGGTTGGTCTACCAGAAAGAGAAACCATTAAAGGTATAACAGGAGAGAAATTTTTTAAGGGTACCATCGATTCTTTTGTGATATGGGATGGAGTATTAAATGAAAATGAAATATCCCAAATATCAAACAATTTTGATAAAAAATTAACTGAAAATAATGGTGATTATGTATCGTCACATTTATTAAAATTATATTACGATGCTTCACATATAGAATACTATCAATTATTTGATTTAAGTGGTAATAATAATCATGGGGAGATTGTTAATTGTGAAATAATTCAAACTAATGAAGATGAATTTACTGATGTAAAAATACCATTTAGAAGACAATCACAATTTAGATTGATGCCACATTTAGAAAATGGATTTTATAAAAATAGATGGAAATCAATCGCCACCAGATGGAACCAACTTAGGTTTTACAATGAAGTAATAAATAATGATGAATTAATAAAAAACGACGGACTGTCAACATTGGAATTTGTTGAACATGGAGTAAATGTTATTAACGAAAACTTCACACACATTAATATAGGAATATGAGTCATAAATTAGGTATCTGTATACCATATAGAAACAGAAAACATCACTTAGATCAATTAGTACCTCGTTTGACGGCACATTTAAATAAACAAGGTATTGAACATAAGTTTTATGTTGCACATCAAGTTGATGATAAATTATTTAATAGAGGTGCGATGAAAAATATTGCAGCTAAACATGCGTTTGAAGATGGATGTGATTATGTTGCATTTCACGATGTTGATATGTCACCATTTGAAGAGTGTGATTATTCATATCCCGAAAATCATCCAATTCATATCGCAACAAAATTATCAAAATACAATTATACATTAGGTTATGACCAATACTTCGGTGGAGTTGTTTTATTTACAAAAGAACAGATAGAAAGAACAAATGGATATTCAAATGAATATTGGGATTGGGGTCAGGAAGACGATGACCTTTTTTGGAGATGTCATTTTGAGGGGTATTCAAACAACTCAATTTTTAAATCGTATAAAAATAAACCCGTTGCAATATTTGACGGTAAAAAATCATTTTCTTTATTCTCAACAAATGAAGAATTAACAAATTGTTTGAACGATAACCATACGATTTCAATTTTATTTTGTGCTGAACAACAACCTGGTAAAGTCCCTATTTGGTTAGTGGGTGATGAGAAAAGAAAATTTGTTGAGTACCCATTAATGAGAAAAAAAGGAAGTTGGACATGGGGTTTATCTTTCAATAATTCACGTTCAGTTAATATGAGTATGTTTGATGTTAAACATAAAAATCATTATAACTACGCAAAGAAATTTGAAAACGAATGGACTTGGGTAACTATGTCATTTAATAATAAAACCAAAGAAATGTTTTTATATATTAATGATGAATTGGTAACAAATAGAGGTGGAAGTAAGGAACATAAGTCATTCATTGTTGGTGAAGAGTTAATGAAACACAATCACACAGAACCATTCATTCTTGGATTCTGTAATGAAACGTTTACGTTTTACAGAGGTAAAATTGCTGAAGTTAAAATATTCAATAACTTTTTTGATAAAATTGATGATGTCTTCAATACAAATGAAAATTTACTACTTCATTATGATTTTTCAGAGGGATTTGTTAATAAAGTAAATTCAGTAACAGGATGGGGATATGATGTGGAAATCCAAAAAGAAAGTTTTGATGTTACACAAAATTTAATACCACAGAGGAGGGAAGGTAGGTTTTATTGTATGGAACACCCTGATGAGGGGTTTGTGAATGGAAAATGGGCTAAAGGTACCACCACAGCTAAAAATGAAAAGAGATTCGTCACAAAGATGCAACAAGGGAAGATTGATTATAAAAATGAGGGTATGAATAGTTTAATATATGAACTTATTGATGTATATTGCGAAGATAATGTAACAATGATTAACGTAACTTTATAAATTTAAAAAAATGTCAGATAGTAATATACAAGAGTTTCAAAAAACTAAAGATAAATTAGATGGTGTGGGGTGCGGGTTCTGTTTAGCTAAATGGACTCAGGTAACTATTCACTTAGGTGCGGGTTTAACCCATTCTTGTCACCACCCTGTACAACATAAAATACCTTTAAGTGAATTGAAGAGAAATCCTTCCGCTTTACATAATACAACGTATAAGAAGGACAAGAGAAAACAAATGTTAGAGGGTAAGAGACCTTCAGAGTGTAATTATTGTTGGAGTATTGAAGATAGCTCCAATTCATTTTCTGATAGAGTTTTTAAATCAACAGAACCATGGTCAGCCGACCAATTTGAACAAATTTCTAAATCTAATTGGAGAGAAGATTATAATCCGAGATATGTAGAAGTCTCATTTTCAAACACTTGTAATTTTAAATGTGCATATTGTGGTCCACAATACTCATCTAAGTGGGTTGAGGAGATTGAAAAACATGGTCATTACGATTTAAGTTATCGATACAATAGTGTTGATGACTTAAAAGCCAAAAATGAAATGCCATATAAACACTCGGAGCATAATCCATATGTCGACGCATTTTGGGAATGGTGGCCAGACCTATTTAAAGACCTACACACGTTCCGAATTACGGGAGGTGAACCCTTACTAGCAAAAGATACTTTTAAGGTTTTAGAGTACATTCAAGAACATTCAGACATAAACCCTAACATATCATTAGCAATCAATACAAATTTAGGATCACCCGATGCTATAATTGATAGATTCATTGAAATAGCCAAAGATTTGTCCGATAATAATAAGGTTAGGGAGTTAATCATTTTCACATCTGTTGAGGCGGTGGGTAAACAAGCCGAATACACAAGGAACGGATTGGACTATGAGAAATTTTGGACAAACGTTGAAAAAATCCTTACAGTACTTCCAAAGGTTACGATTAACATTATGTCCACATTTAACGCACTATCAGTTTTCACATATAGTGATTTAATTGAAAGGGTTTTCCAAGCAAAGAAAAAGTATTCAAATAATCAGAGATATTGGATTTCAGCAATACAATTGGATACATCTTATTTAAGATACCCATCACATCTATCGGTTAAAATTTTAGATAAAAAACACAAAGATTTGATTTTGGAATCTGCGAAAAAAGCGTTATATTATGGTATGACCGAATTTGTTCAAGGGTCTTATGGGTTCTCGAACACTGAAATTCAAAAAATAAAAAGATTATATGACTATGCAATTCATGAAGATGAATTTGATGTAGAAAAAAATAGAAAGGATTTTGTAAAATTCGTAGATGAATTAGATAAAAGAAGAGACACTAATTTTGTTAAAACCTTTCCTGAATTAAAGAAATTTTATGATACATATAAAAAAATATAGTCCTTGGATATTCTATCCATCTGTTTTATGTGATACTTTCCCTGAAAATCCTGCAACAAAGATTTTAAGTGGAGAATATAACTTTAAAATTGAAATGAGATTAACACTATTAGATACACTTGATAAAAACGCAACAGTTTTTACAATTTTACCAAAATATTGTGGATTGGATATTCACAAGAATATGTTATTCTTTACTGTTAGATTTGAAGATGACTCTTCTCAATTTTTTCAATTCCCATTTGCAATTCACGATGGTGTTGAAATTGATTTGAAAATGGTACACGTTCCTAAAAAGTCTTTAATAATTTATATTAACGACGAAGTACAATTAGATTTAAGTTTGGAGAAATTAGGATTATACATAGATTCAAATCCGTGTGTTGTTTTTGGTGCTAATAGTTTTTCACATGTAGATGACACTTCTAATAGTACTGAAATGTATATTCATGAGTTTAAAGTTTATGAAAAAAATAAATTAATTGCCCATCATACTTGTGAAGATTTTATTTTTAATAAGTCCATCGATAAGACAGGTAATTTGAATTTCATACATCATAAAATATTAGAATGTTAAAAGAGGTTTTTGAAAGTACTAGAGATAAATTGAACATGGTTGGGTGTGGATTTTGTTTAGCAAAATGGACCCAAGTTACCATGCACCTACACAATGGTACAACACATTCTTGTCATCACCCTAAACCACATAAGATTCCGTTAGAAGAGATTTTATCTAACCCAACTGCATTACATAATACGAAATTTAAAAAAGAAATTCGTAAAGAAATGCTTGATAATAAAAAACCCGATGAATGTGATTATTGTTGGAATATCGAGGGAGCATCTTACGCATTTTCAGATAGAACACTTAAATCTTCAGAGCCATGGTCAGCGCCTTACTTAGAAGACATTTTAAAATCTGGTTGGAAAAAGAATTATAACCCAAAGTATGTTGAGGTTAGTTTTTCAAACACTTGTAATTTTAAATGTTCATATTGTGGTCCTCTATATTCTTCTAAATGGATGGAAGAGATTAACACTCATGGTCCGTATAAGACAAGTACCAATTACAACGATATCGAATGGTTTAAGAAGGAAGATACGATGCCGTACTTAGCGTCAGATAAAAATCCATACGTTGATGCGTTTTGGAAATGGTGGCCTGAAATGTACCAAGACTTACATACATTTAGAATCACAGGAGGAGAACCTTTATTAAATAAAGACACCTTTAAGATTTTAGATTACATAATTGAAACACCCACCCCAAATAAGAAACTAAGTTTATGTATCAATAGTAATTTAGGGATACCTAAAAAATTGTTTGATGAATTTGTCAACAAAATAGAAAAAATATTAGATAAAGAATTAGTACATGAATTTATAATCTTTACATCTTGTGATACTTGGGGACCACAGGCGGAATACATTAGAAATGGGTTTGATTATAATTTATTTAAAGAGAGAATTGATTTCTTATTAGATAAGTTTAAACCACTTACAATTGACATTATGTCGACGTATAATGCATTGTCAGTACCAAATTACAAGTATCTAATTGAAGATGTTGCAGAATTAAAAAAGAGACACCATAATCCATATAGATATTGGGGATCATCGTTATTGTTAGATTCCTCATATTTGAGATTTCCCGAACATCAAACTGTAAAAATATTAGAAGATAGTTGGGTAACAGCAATTGACGAACAGGCAAAACTTGTTGATTTTTATGAACAAGTAAGAACGGGTGTTGTGGATGGACATGGGTTTACAGATATAGAAATAAATAAAATAATAAGAATAAAAGATTGGTTTACTTCGTCAGAAGGTAATAAAATGATTGATACAAATCGAAAAGATTTTTACAAGTTCATTACTGAACATGACATTAGAAGAAACACTAACTTTTGTAAAACTTTCCCCGAATTGGAGGAATTTTACCATAAATGCGGAAAAATATGATATTCAAAAACAAAAAAGCCTACGTAGTAAATCGTTTTTCAGATAACGATTTAAACCCTGAAAGTTATGATTTAATAACTAATAACGATTTTACATTCGAGGCGACATTTAAATTAAACACTAATAAATTAAAAAGCACCGACAGTTGTGTTGTATCAAGAGAGGGATACAATATGGGTATTTACATTTATAATTTTAACGATGAAAATTTTATAAAATGGGTGTGGTGGGAAGTTGATAATGAAAACAACCATGTTTGTAATGAAATTTTCGTACACAAGAAGTATGAATTAACAAATATTACAAATGTAAAAGTCACTAAAAAAGATGCGGAGTTTAGTCTCTACATTAATGGTGAATTATATGAAAGTAAAGAAATTAAACATAATCTGTTTGACTATTCTGATAAATTGATGTATGTGGGAGTTTCAGACCCTAATAGTGTAAACAATAATAACGGATGGTTCAACGGTGAAATTTACGATATTAAAATTTACGATAGTCTTGATGAAAATATCAATACTTTATATCTGTGGTTTGATTTTGAAAATAATACGGATTTAGAAATTTTAGATAAATCAGGTAATAAAAATAATGGAATTTTATTTCAACAATTAACTAAAAAAGTTAAAAAGGACGAAATTGAAAAAATAAAAAAAGAAATTGAGGAGATAGAAAGAGTTATAAAAGAAAAAACCGGTGAATTAGAAATACTGAAATCAAAAATAGAAGAAAAAAAAAACGAAAAAAAGTAAAGAATAAAAAAAATCTAAAAGTGTATATAGTAGATAGGTACGCAAATAGTAAAACAAATACAAAAAGTTACGAATCGTTAAGTGGTGATTTTATATTTGAAGCAACATTTAAAGTCGACGAAGATAGTATAGATTTAGGAAACGAATCTTGTGTTTTAACTAGAGAAGGTTCCATGGGTATTTTTGTATATAACTACAATGATGAATATTTTATAAAATGGAAATGGTTAGAGGTTAACGATGAAGATGAAGATGTGGTAAATGAAATAATGGTCCACACAGAAATAGGGGCGAACATATATAATAAAGTGAAAGTTATAAAAAAAGATGACGAATTCATTATGTACGTTAACAATAGGTTATATACCAAACAAAAAATAAAATATAAATTATATGACCACAAAGATAAATACATATATGTTGGTTCAGGAAATCCACATTGTGTAAACAAAAATTATCGTTGGTTTTATGGTAATATTTCAGATGTTAAAATATACCACAGTAGTGAAGAAACGTTTGAAAATATGTTTTTATGGTTTGATTTTAAAAAGAATACAAGTTTTAAAACATATGACAAATCAGGTAGTGGGAATCACGGTAATTTCTTTGAATCTGAAGAAATAAAAAGTGAAAAAAGTGTAGAATTTAATAAGTTAGGTAGACCCGCTAAAATTGTGTAAATACAATTTTAAATTATAAATAAAAATGTTATATTAATTAAATAAATAAAGATATATGTCAAATGAATTAGCAGAATGGAGAGATAAACACTTGAACTCAATAAGTTGTAGTTTTTGTGCCGCAAAATGGTACAATGCGAGTTTACACTTGGGTCATGGTTATACCAATTCTTGTCATTTACCCTTACCACATCCAATTGATTTGGAAGAGATTAAAACTAACCCATCGGCACTTCACAATACCAAACACAAGAAGGAAATGCGTCGTATGATGTTAACGGGTATTAAACCCGCTGAATGTTCATATTGTTGGAAAGTAGAAGATATCGGTAGAAACAATATCGCAGATAGAATCTTTAAAAGTCAAATTTATAGTGATGAGGATATTGCAGCATTAAAAAATATACCTTGGGACCAAGATGTTTTATTGAAGACAGTTGAGGTGAGTTTTGATAGGACTTGTAATTTTGCTTGTAGTTATTGTAATGCTGGATACAGTACCACATGGGGTAAAGACATTAAAACAAACGGATCCTACCAAAAATTTAAAACGAGTAGTGCTGGTGCATACCAAAGTGACGGATCTTGGTCTGAAATCTATGGTAAAAATGGTGAGAATAACCCATACGTTAATGCGTTCTTAGAGTGGTGGCCAGAGTTATCTAAAACATTACAAGAAATTAGAGTAACGGGTGGAGAACCATCACAGAGTTACAACTTTTGGAGTTTCATTGAAACTGTGAAACAATATCCAGCAACTAATTTAAGATTGGCGGTAAATTCTAATTTAGGACTAAGTAAAAAATTATTAGAGAAATTAATCACCGCAACTCATGAGTTGAAGATTAAAGAATTTGATTTATATACTAGTAATGAATCTTATGGTCCACACGCTGAATACATAAGAGATGGTTTGAATTATAAAACATGGAGAGAGAACTTAGTAACCTTTTTAGAGAAGGCTAACTTTAGAGCTTTAACTATTATGATGACAATCAATAGTTTATGTTTGTTTAGTATTGTCGAATTCTTTGAGGATATGAAAACCTTAAAGAAAAAATATGGCGCACATCGACCTAACATGGATTTGAACATCCTTAGATGGCCATCATTTATGTCACCATTAATGTTACCTGACGAAATCAAATTAACATTGCGTAATAAATTACAAAATTGGTACAATGATAACAGGGATAGTGATTTATTTAGTATAAATGAGAAATCACAAATTGAAAGATTGATAGATTATTTAGAAGTTGTGAATAGAGGTCATAATGATACTGAATTGCAAAAGGATTTACAATTTCACGACTTTAAGAGTTTTTACACTCAATACGATGTTCGTAGAAATAAAGACTTTGGTAAAACATTTCCCGAATTAAAAGAATGGTATGATGCACTTGAAATAGATAATACAATACCTGATAAGGGAATATTCGATGGTAGTATCACTAATTATGAAGCGGGAGAATATATTTCCGATAAACAAAACAATAACAAATAATTATTAATATGGAAAAAAGAAAATATCTACCAACATTGGCGGAATTAATTGATAGGTTATCTATCTCACAATTAAAAGAAGTAAAATTACCCGAACATAAAGAAGAATATGCACAAGAAATAAGTGACATTGTCTACGACATTCAATTAATTCTTAATGAAAAAAAGGGAGTTATTACCGCTGAAGTTATTAGAGCAATTGTGGTATTATCACAAATGAATGCACACATTTGGCAAAATGAATCAAATGTAAGAAGTGGGGCTGAAGGTCCAAGTATGTTAGCATTAACACATGGAATTAATGGAATTAGAAATACCGCAAAAAATAAAATCCAAGAAATTGTTGGTGGTAGAAAAGATTATAAAATCGATTGTTTGGCGGCCGAGTTCAAAGATTGGAATATAAGTTGGGAAAATAAAAACGAAGGATAATTGAAAATTTATATTTTAGGTGATTCATTTGCTGATAATTTATTTAAAATTGAAATTGATGCCATTACAAATGGTGATAAAAGAGATGGTCCGCTTAGTAAATATGTAAATTTATTAAGAAATAAAAATTTACCTGACCCATTACATTTTGGGGATTATCTTGAATTGTGGGGACATGAAGTTATTAATTTAGGAAAAGGAGGTTGTTCAAATGATTCAATATTCCATCAATTTACTCAAATTAAAGAACCATTTGATAGGTTAATAGTAAATTGGACGGGTTTATCTAGATTTGATTGGTATGGAAAAAATTTAGAAGTAAGAACATTTACCGGAGGAATACCACCCAACACAAAATTAACAACAACAGATGAATTGTTAATTGAACAAGGTTTAAATAGACATGAAAGTGTAATTAACAGAAATAAAACAATTGATTTTATCTCATATTTTTTAAGAATATACGAAAAACAAAAACCAATAATTTGGGCACCGTTTTCTGATGTTTCTAAATTAATTGAAAATATAAAAGGATTTATTTGGGACATTGATGAACCTGTTTTTAAAACGATTATACCTGAATATGATAAATTAGAAATTCGTGGTGAAACAAATGGAAAAATAGAGGATAGACATTATGGTAGATATGGAAATTTTTACACGGCATTATTATTTGATACTATTTTAGAACACACTAATGATATTGAACATGATGGTTACTACATAAAAGATTTAGATTTAATTTCAAAAATTAAGGAAAGAATAACCACCTCACATCATAATATAATTGAATTGAAAACAAATATTATATGAGAATATATGTTTTAGGAGATTCCTTTAGTGATAATATATTTACTGAGGCCATTAATCGTTTAGATAATGATATTGAAGCTAGTGATGGAATTTATAGATATGTTAAATTATTAAGAAAAAACAACATTAAAGACCCCCTGCATTGGACTGACTATCTTAAATCTTGGGGACATGAAATTATCAACGTAGCTCAAAACGGATGTTCAAATTATTCTATATTCAATCAATTCCCTAAGATTGATTCAAATTATAATGAAAACGATAGAATCATTTTAAATTGGACTGGTTTAAACCGATTCAGTTGGATTGGAAAAAATGGTAATAATATGATAATTACCGGAGGGAGTCAACCTGATTACAATACCAATATTAAAACTAAAATTCTTTGTGACCAAACAGTGTATAGAATGGAAAGTGTGGACAATCCAAATGGATATTTAAGGCGTGAGACTGTTCCATTTATGAATTATTTAATGGGATTACACGATAAATATAAACCTATTATGTGGGCACCAATTGCACAACACAATAAAATTTTTAAAAAAGAAAAAGGTTTTATTTGGGAAATTGATAATAATTTTTACAAAGATATTATACCAGAACATAATATTTTAACCATAGAAAATGAAACTAATGGAAAAGTTTTGGATCACCATTATGGTAGATATGGTAATTTTTACATGGCGTTAGTTTTTAACACTATATTAAAATATACGGAAAATGTAAATCACGAAGGGTTTTATTTAAAAGATTCTGATTTAATTGAAACAATTTTTGAAAGTATAATACAGAATAAACATGACCTTATAAGTTTATATTAGAAATACCCAAAACAAAAAGTCGGATGTTCTTTATGGTCAAATTCATTCAGCATTTGATAATCAGGATATTTTTTTATAATCCATTTATTAAAATCACCATTAAAATCTGTATTTAATAACTCTAAAGATTTTTCACTGAGATATTCAGGTAAGTATTTTTCTAAAAAAGAATAATATGTTTTTGGTGTTGGGTGGTGAAAGGAAAAATTATCAAACTCGTTTATGGATTCTTTTACATCTAACATATTTTGTATGTTAATAAGATATGATTTTAACTGATCATTAATACCATAAACTTCAGCATCGTTAATATAGTGTTTATAATCTAAAGATGAAATGATTTTATGTTCAATCCCCTTTGCAGTTAATAAATCTTTAATTATTTTAATTGAGATAAATGAATCAAAAATAGAATATGATTTTTTATTGTGTTTCTTGAAAAAATTAATAGTTTCAATTAATTCTGGTGTGTCAAATCTACTCGGTTCATATAATTCAATGTCTCCTCTACTATATATACAATCTTCATCTATGTTAATACAATCATTATATTTTGTTATAGGAAAACTCACTCTACCCATACCACTTATACCAATCATCACTACATCAGTATCCTTATTGAAATTATAAAAAACGTCACTTTCAATAAATCTTTGCATTATCAATGTGTTTGATGAACCTGGCATTGCCAAATTGTAATATTCATCAAATTGAATGCCAATTAAATCGGCCCAAGTAGGACAGTTCCAATCTTTTGTAAAACTACAACCAAATGAAAAGAATCTTTTTTTAGTCATTAAATTTTGTTGTTTAAAAATGGAAATAGATTATTTTGACACCATAAATCTGCACCTAACCTACTTGGGTGGAACCCATCTTTATTAAAATATTTGGTGTCCTTATCCATTTCCAATCTACCTTCATGTGTAACACTAATAGATTCTTTTCTCTCAAGTCCCAATAAGGTGTGAAGATATTCAAACATACCTTCTATAATCATATTATCAAAATCTAATTGTTTATATAGGTAGTTTATTAATTGATGTTCTTTATTTTTTTCAATGTCTTCAAAAACATGGTCCATAAAAAATTGATTAATTAACTTAACGTTTTTTAATTTACAATAATTTTGAAGCATCACTATGTTTTCTATACTTGAATGTATCTTACCAATCCCATTATACATATCGCCATCTAAAAGATAGTGTGTCTGAACAAAGTCCAGTTTACAATCACTACCATTTACGGTAAAGTACCAACCCCCATTTGCATTATATTCAAATTTACTACCGTTTTTGGTATAAAAATATTCAGGATTATCACCTACTTTATTTTTTAAATCCAAAAATTGACTTGTCATTCCACCATAAAATTTTAACCATTCGTTAGTCATTTCTTTCATGATATATGGATTATCAATATACCATGCTTTACGAAATGTACCACTCCACATTACCACCACTAAAATTTCCTCTGAATTTAAACCGGATTCTAACGCCTCCGATACTGCCAACATTACCTTTTTTTGAATTAAATCTTGACCACTACTTGAGTAACCCGTATGTTCAAAAGTCAATTCGGAATTTTTTTCTTTCATCCAATCAACTAACGAACCTAACCAAGTTTCATTTGATGCTCCTGAATGACTAAAACTACAACCTCCTGTAATTAAATGTTTTATCATAATTAATTTTTATACGTAATATAATTCAGGGTATTCGACAATTACATGAATACCACCTTCACTATATGCATTTTTATATATTGTTTCTACGTTATCATATTTCAATAAATCATGAAATTGAATATTAGGACATAGAGATTTAAATTCTTCTAAATAATTACCTCTGTGTTGATGTCCAGGGTCTAATGGTTTATCTGAACCTTTACCTAAACGAATAATCATGTTAGGTTGCCATTTACCTTGACTCATTAATTTGATTTTATCTACGTGATTAACCAATTGATTAGTTGCACATATTAAAAAATCCCATCTTGGATAAAATGTAACTACAAATTGTCCAGCCATTGCCATACCTAATGACATACCCATTTGGGATTCTTCCATTACAGGAACTTCTATTAATTTATCTTTAGGAATTTCACCAATGGTTGTACTCATTGGATTACCGTGCCAAATGATTTGTTGACCAATAAAGACAGTATCAGGTTGTTGACCAAGATATGTCATCGAATTAGTTAGTGCGTCTTTATATGAGGTTGTTTGTACCATTATTTGTTTTTTTTTCTATTTTTTTAGTTTTAGGGTTAAATGTAACACGGTCTTCATACACGTTGTCAACAATTTTATCATAATCCACATATTCAATGTTTTTACCTAACATATCACCGTAATCAACATCGTTAGATTCTATTTTTTTAATTATATTATCTGCGATTATTCTGTGACATTGTTTTGATGGGTGGTGGTCTTTAGGGGTATCATCAAAATATTCATCATCACTATTAATGTGTAAGAATCTATTTTCATTCATTAATTCTCTAATACAACTATATTTTTTACCATTAAAATCAAAACCAATACTTCTTTTTGATAACCATTCATCATTTTGAATTAAAGGTAGATATTCGGATTCCCAATTCAATATAATAGTTTTAATACCTTTAGATTCGTAAAATTGTAAATTTTGTTTTAAAATACCAATCCATCTTTTCATATGTTCATCATACCATTGATCAAAAGTACATTTTTTCTGATGTGCAAGATATTTGTAAAATTTATCATGAGTGTCATTTGAATATGTTCTAAACTCTAATAATTCATATTCATTTCCATCATATGGTGATTGGTAAACGTAGTAATGTGTATTTCTTTGAGGTTGGGATGTTTGAAATACCACATATTCAACCTCATCAAACGAATGTTTAAAGGTGTAAAATCCGGTATTAGGTTCTGATAAACCATGTACACATCTTAAGTAATCAAGAGATGTTTGTTCAGAACCACCGTTTTGTATCATCGAAACTTCAAAAGTATCAAAGTGATTAGCAACTAATCTCGGATAGTATAATGTCTTTCTAAACGAATTGTGTGAATCGGTTACTAAATTTGAATTATAGGCGTCTGGCGGTGGTTCCTTTAATGTTGGTAGATTTGAGTAATAATATAATCCTTGTCCCCACGTGAAAGAACAGCCAGCAAATACCATTCCTTTGTAAACCTTATCTGATTTTGTTTTCATATTTATATTTCAATATTTTCATATAATCTTGAATGATCAATTTGTGATGATGCTCCACACATCATACTACATTTAATACACTTACCATTTTCAAATGTATCATCCCATTTATCTTTAACTTTTTTATCAAAAAAATCTAAAATATTATCTAAACTATTGGTGTTTAAATTACAATCATAATTAAATATTTCTTTTAATTGTGTATTATATCCACCTAAAGAATGTTTATCTAAATCAACCCCAATAAAACAACAAGGTCTTATTTCACCTCTATAACTTAAGAATATTTCAATTTCACCATTAGGTTTTAATGATTTACATTTTATCTTATAATCTTTAAAAGTTGAATATTCTTTGTAATCTAACCCATTGTATTTAAAATTGTAAATGTCCAAATTAACTTTCTCTGGTATTATTTTAGGGTTTCCATCATAAACCATAGTTGAATTTGGGTAATCTTTGGATGGTTCGATTAAATATTCTAATGTACCTTCTTTATCATAAACACCCATGGGTATCGTTCTATTATTTAAGTAGTCTTCAAATCCTGCGGCTCTTTTAAATCTTATAGACCTAAACCCATATTCTTTAGATTTATATTTTGCCAAATATATTTCGTCTTCATTGTGACCAAATAATAAAAATTCCCATATCGCATACCCACCATTTTTGGTGTATGTTGTAATGTTTTCAACTAATTTTTCCCACTTAACATTTCTTCTATAAATGTGATTTGTTTCCTCCAACCCATCAACACTAAAAATAACTAAGATATTGTCTTTCGCCTTCTTTGATAATTTACCTAATTTTTTCCAAAAGTCAACATTTCTTGCACCACCGTTGGTATGAATTTCAATTTTTATATTTTCATTGTTAACATAGAAATATTCAACAATTTCATTCATCTCAATACAATTAGTTGGGTCACCTAAGTTACCACAAAAATTTATACTACCGATTTTTTGAATGAAATCATAATTAAACCATTTTTTAATGTCATTTAATTTTAACTCACTCAACGTAACAGAGGGGTTTAATTTTGTAGAACCCATAACAAATCTAGGACAATTCGGACATGCTGAATTACACTTAGAAGTTAACTCAATATGTAAATGATATTTTTGTGATTCTACCCACATGTTATTTTAATTTAAAATGAAAAATTTCACCACCAAAACTGGCTGAGGTTGTATAATTTGTAATAAACTCAAACCCATTTTTTTCGGCTAACGAAACTATAAAATTTTCTTCCACATGACCATTAACTATTAGTAATAATATATCACCACCTTGAATCATTTTATTTGCAATGTTATCAAAAAATTCGATATGTATTTTATAACCATCATCACAACCAATTCTCACATCATCATCCCATTTAGGATATTGTTCCCATGATGTATATTCTGTATTTTTAATCTTGGATTCTTTCCAACCAGATAAACTAAAATTGTTTGGTGGATTGGCAACTACTAAATCAAATAGATTATTAATTGGTAAATCTTTCACATTATCACTAATATACCCAAAAACGTTATCAGAGATATTATTGTTGATTGCCGTTTCTAAGCAATTTTCAATAGCGGGTTGGTAGATGTCACTAAAATATATGTTTTCACTAATTCCATTACCTAATATTTCAAAACCAAGAATACCAAACCCCGCACACCATTCGTATGTGTTTTTATATTTTTTATCTAATATTTTGAATATTTTTCTATAACTCTCAATTAGTTCAGTCCCACCCCCATCTAATGTACTTGGATAATTTATAACAATACCATTATCTAGTGTAACACTATAATTTGAATGAAGTCCCGAATTTCTAATTTCTTCTAATGTCATTTTTATTTATTAAATTCGTCCTTGTTATCGTTATACCAATTGTAAGCTAAAGATAACCCGTCGGTAAGTGATGTTTTAGCTTCCCAACCTAACTTCTCTTTAATTTTATTTGAATCGATTTTTCTTGTTGGTATCATAGAAGGTTTACCACTAATAAATTCAATTGGTGCATTGTGTTGTGCAATTGTCTTCATCAAATCTAAAACTTCCAACACCGAATATACTTTATTTGAACCAACATTGTACACTTCAAACATTTCTTTCTCGTTTTCCATGATAATTTGTAAAGCGTCCACAAAATCACTAACGTATAATAAATCTCTTAATTCACTACCATCACCCCAAACAGGTATCGGGTCCATTTTATCTGCAACTTTACGAATTGTTGCTGGAGTTACGTGACATTTATTAAAATCATACTTATCGTGAGGACCAAACAAATTAGCAGGTCTAATAACCGTACACTTCATTTTTCGTGGTAAGTATTTTGCATAGAGTTCACATTGAACCTCAGCATAACGTTTCATCCAACCAACAGGGAAATAAACAGGATAAGGTTCATCAAATAAGAAATCAGTTTCAACAACTGGTTCATCACCTTTTGGTGGATATACAGTGTTTGATGATATAAATATATAATGTTCAACACCACTTCTCCACGATGTATCAATTAAAAAATTATTCATTGCAACATTAGGTGTAACATGGGCTAATGGGTCAACAACAGTATCAACAGCATTTGATGTTGAAGCTGCTGCGTGAAATACTACATTCACACCTTCAGTTGCCTCTCTACATCCTTGATATGTTTGTAAATCGTGATGAGTATATTCAACCCCATCGTATTCAGTTCTAACACCTCTTACATGTAGATTTACCCTTAAATTAGTATAACCTTCTTTGATTAATTTTTCGGTTAAATTTTGACCCACTAATCCCGAACCGCCGGTAATTAAAATTTTAATGTCTTTGTTCATTTTTTTTAAATTTATTTCTTATATATTTTTATTTCTTTGTTTAAATTCTTCACCTTGTTTAAGGTTAAAAAAGTTAATAAACGCATATCTTTTAAAACCATTTTTAACCATGTTTACCTCATGATAAATGTCACTTTCAGAAAAATCTAATAAACTAAATGTACCTAAAATTGGTTTAATTGTGTATTCTTTATCTGAATTAGTTTTAATAACTAATTCCCCACCACCATCATTATTATATTCCGATTCTGAAGAAAGGTAGATAATTATTACACACACCCGACCAGGATTATTCCCATCTTTATGGTCTTGAATAAAATGTCCATCTTCATACAATGTAAATGAACCACTTGAACCATAATTAATTTCGTAATTGGGATAAAAGTGGTTTAGAATTTTTTTACTGGTTTCACCAAAAAAACTATGATAGTTCTTTTCATTAGGTTTTTGATTAATCACATATTCAAACCATTTTTGAAAGGCAACTAAATTATTATCTTTCACATATGAATCTCTTGATTCCACCTCTTTTAAAGGTATTTTATGTTCGTAGGTGTTTCCCTCACCATTAATCATATAACGACAATGTAATTCCGTATCTCTATTTACTACAGAAAATTCTTTTACCTTTTCAATTACCGATAACATTTCATTGTATTCGTCATCATTAATAAAATCCATTATGTTACCTACATAGGCACCTTCATCTAAAAAATCACTTGGTTGTATTGGTGTAGAATTCATATACATTTTTTAAAGCTTGTTCGAATGGTATTTCAGGTAAAACACCATATTTTATTTGTTTTGTTGTATCCATTAGTCTTTTTAAATCTCCGTTTGGTTTTGAGGAATCCCATTTTACATTGATTTCTTTTCCACTAATTTCTATTATTTTATTAACGATTTCTTTAATGGTAATTTCAATACCCGAACCCAAATTGACTACATCGTTGACTTCATCTTGATAAATTTTTATCAATCCATTTGCAACATCACCTGCATAAACAAAATCACGAATAGGTGAACCATCACCCCACGCCTCAATCTCACCATTTGAATCAACAACCTTTTTAATTGTTGAAGCAATCACAGTACCATTTCCACTAAAATCATCATACTCACCAAATATGTTAGCTGGTCTAACAATCGACCATTTCTTATAACCATATTGTACACCATAAGCCTCTAACAATAATTCACCCATTCTTTTACTCCAAGAAGGGAACCAATCAGCTTGACCTGGCAGAGTTTCCCATACACTATTTTCTACAAATTTTTCAGCTGGTGCATATACACCGACTGAACTTACAAATACCAACCATGTATTAGACATTGCACATTGATTGATGATTTCAGTGTTAATTTTAAACGAAGGATAAAGGAAATCCACAGGTTTAGTTTTAGCCCTCATAGGAGAACCTTTAACACCAAATGTATTAAACACAACATCAAATGTGTTATTAGAAAATAAATCCTCAACACTATTTGGTGAGGTTAAATCCTTTTTAATAAAACGCCACCCATCCATAGGTAGAAATTCGTTTCTATATAAATCGGTACCGACAACATCGTAACCCAAGTCAATACATTTTTTTATTAAGTGGGTACCGACTAAACCACTACAACCTGTTATTAATGCTTTTTTCATTTAAATTAAATTTCTTTTTATAGGGATAGTTTTTTCTAATATATCCTCAATTAATTTTTTATTTTCAACCTCTTCCTTGTTTATGGGTTCAAGTTTCATTTCTTCATGTCTTCGTAATTGTTTTTCATAAAAATCATCTTCAAAATCTTCATTTACCCTTCTAACACCAGTTTGAAATTCGTAATCATAAAGACCTGATAATTTTTTAACAAAATCCTTATCAGCAGTATCATGAGTTAATTTTTTTGCCAATAAATTATTTTTAATAAATCTTTCTTTGTTGTTTTTATAAAACTCAATAAAGAAATCTTTATTTTCATGTATTCTTTTTATCTCTTTAACAAATTTAACTAACCTGTCAGAATGGTTTAGTTCTAAATCATAACTGTGATCAATCACATCATCAAAGAAATCAAACCCATATCTTTTTCTAACCGCTTTAATATGTTTTGGTGATGCTAATATTAAAGGAAATTGATAAGTTACGAAAGGTTTAAATGATTTTTCCGAAATGTGTATTGTGTTAGAACTATATTCAGATTCGGTTACAATATTAAAATACGATTCCATATAAGTTGGTTCAGTATATGTGTCCCCCCAATAAACACCATCAGGATTTTCTCTATTATCAAACCAATCCTTATCTTCTTCATACATACATTTTTTCATGTCAACACTATGAAGATATTGAATTTCTGGTAGTAATTCTTTTAAATCCCAAACATCAAAAATATCCCTATACCAATTTACTATTTCAAAATTGAATGCTTCATATCCACTAACTAATGACCAATCAACATCATCTAAAATACCTTCTTTTTTTAATAGTGCCAACAATCCGTATCTATGTGGTCTAACTCTTCTATTATGACATACAAACATTTTACCAACCTTATCTTCTTTGTACCTTAAATTGGGCATACAATGAGTCATTGCTATGTAGATATGTGTACTTACTTTAGAGGTTGCAAAAACATTTATATCACTGTTTAATTTTTCTTTATAACTTGGTAAATCAATATTATTGTTTACCATATAAATTTGTTTCCCATTTATCCCATTTAACTTTAACCAATAATGTAATGCTTTAAATGAATGATAATGTTCATACTCTTGTTCATTACCAAATATTACATAAAAATTTGGATTTCTTTTCAGACAATCAATAACCTCTTGCGACATTGGTGAATTGTTTTCTGAAATTCTTATAAAAGTTTGACCTGGGGTGTGAGTTATAAAAAAGTAAAACTTTTTATTTGGATGGTTGTCCACATCACGTAAAGGAAATCTCCTAATATATTGTTCTGGAAAACCCAAAGACCTGACAAAAGAATCCCTTTCTTGTAAAAAGCTTTCATAAAAAATATCTCTACAATTCATTTGAATAGGTTCTTGTTTCTCCTCATCCCATGTGTCGTATACTAAATTCAAATAAACATTTGATGGAACTTTTGTTTGACTTAGTTTAAGGAAAAAATCGTGGTCATATTGATTTGTGTAATTAGTCAAATATTCTTGATTTTTTATAAATCTTTCTTTATTTGATTTATAAAAATTAATATAATAATCTTTATTGTTATTTATATTTTTAACCTGTTCAAAAAACGCCATCAATCTATCTCTATCGTTTTCTATATCATCATAACTGTGGTCTAAAATGTCATCAAAGAAATCTAAACCAGGGTATGCATTTCTGAAATATTTAATGTGATGATACGACCCTAAAATAAGAGGGAATTGATAATAGAAAAATGGTTTAAAAGATTTCTCAGTTATATGAATATCGTCACCAATAAAATTAGTTTCGGTTGTTATGTTAAAGTATGAATTTTCAAAAGTCTTAGGTTCGTTTGGTAAGTCCTGAGCGTTTCTATTATCTAACCCCCCATACTCTAATTCATAATTACCTTTTTTAATTTCAAGAGATGTAAAATAAGCAATTTCGTTATTTAAATTTAATACATCATCTAAACTAAAGATTTCTTTAAAAAGATATTTTCTATCGTTGAAATCCCAACCACACACTAACGACCAATTTGTGTCATCTAAAATGTTGTATTTTTTTAGTAAACATAAAATTGCATACCTATGAATTCTTGGGGAACGATTCATACATAGAAAAAACGAACCAGGTTCTTTATCCTCCACAAAATCAATATTCAAATTCATCTTTAATGCGGTAGCCATTGAACGAGTTGCGTGAACATTAATCTGTGAATTTAATTCAATTTTATGTTCAGGTAGTTTTTCACCATTATGTATAAACCAAACTTTTTTTGGATTTAGATTTAAAGATTCAACAATCCTATCCAATCTTTCTAATGCTTGTTTTTTTTCAAATTCACATTCGTTCATTATTATTAAAAACAGATTGTCATATTTTTTAACTTTTTCAATAACGTCTAAATCAACTGGTAAAATACCATCAGCAAAAAACCTATTATTATAACAATTGATATTCCATACATGATAGAAAAAAACTTCCTCAGGATATTTTTCAACATCCTCAATTCTTCTGTTGTTAATCTTAACATCAGCAAAAACCTTCATTGGGTTTGTAGAAAGGCGCCAAGTGATACCTTCAATATCATCTTGATGATCATAAGTCTTTAACCTATTAGGTTTAGGGACGTTGTTTTCTTCATCCCAAACATCATAAACAAAATTTAAAATACAATCCATTTTCCTGTTCCGTAATGCGGCCATTCTTTTTTATACTCATACCAAATAACGTCATTCGGTATTTCTCTTTTTATTCCGTTCCATGTTTCTTCTGTTGGTGTGTTTGTTGATACACCATTATCCTCAACTACAAAACGTATGGGTAAATTATAACGTTGTGCGTATTTGTGCATTTCATAGAAACCACCAGTTTCAAATGCCATGTCACCAATAAAACACCACACCACATCATCCTTACCATCTCTTTTATTTGCCATTGCCACACCGGTTGCAATCGGTATAATTGCACCAACGATAGCGGAAGCGTAAAATCTATACTCTTCACTAAGAATTGTGATTGAACGTCCCTCTAAAATTTCTTGTTCTAACCATTCTGAAGGTACTCCTTTAATTAGTGCATGGTAATGAGATCTCCACGTACTAAACACCCAATCGGTAGGTTTTATTCTTTTACCGATTTCAATTAATTGTTCTTCATTACCACCACTTAAATGTACTGGACCTTTTATTCTTCCAGCCTCCCAATGATCTGCAATTGTCTTCTCAAAACCACTTAAACCATGTTTATCCCAAAGAACTTCATTTACAATGGGATATTGTTCTAAATTTTTTATCATCTGTCTCGTTTTTGTAATATTGGATTATTTGTTGGCCATTCCATTTGATATTCGGGGTCATTCCATTTAACAACACCTTGTTCATTTGCATCCACATAACCATCTTTATAAAATAAGTTATAATGGAACATACAATCTGTTAACGCATAATGACCATTGGCAAATCCCGGAGGTACCAATACTTGATTTCTATCTTTCTCGGTAATCATAAAGGATTCCCATTCACCAAAGGTATCTGATTTTGGTCTCATATCTAAAACAATTAGATAAATGTCACCAACGGCAGCCTGAACCAACTTCCAAGTTTTATTGTCATAATGTAATCCTCTTAATACTCCTTTGTAAGATTTGGAAAATCTACCGTGAATACTAATTTCAGATTTTTCATAATGAATATGTTTCATTACTGGATGTTCTTCACTATGAAATGTTGTAAAGATTTCACCTCTATATTCTCGATAAATTGAAGGTGTAAAGATAGGTACTTCGTACCCGAATTTTTTTGATGGAGTTTCTATGAACTCATCCCATTTATTACTCATATTATGTTTGATTTGCGTATCCTAAAGGAAAACCATTTCTAAATTCGGCACCCATTTTAGGTACAATCATTTGATATGCCATTATTAATTCTTTTATACCCATGTCTAAATCCCATTCAGGTTTCCATCCTGTAGATTCAACTTTTTCATTTGATACCACGTAGTCACGTTTATCTGGGTCCTCATAGTAATCATTATATGACACCGCAAAATTCTTAACATGACTTTGTATCTTTTCAAGTAACGCTTGTTTACTTAAATTTGCACTACTTAATCCAACGTTAAAAACTTCACCCCTATGTTGTTCATAATTTTCTAACATAAAAAGAAAGACATTTGCAACATCTTGAATGTGAATGAAATTTCTTTTAAATGTTTTTTCAAAAACTACAATATATTTGTCGGTGATTGCTTTAAATGTAAAATCATTAACTAATAAGTCCGTTCTCATACGAGGAGAAACGCCAAAAACCGTAGCCAATCTGAATATAATAGCATCAGTATTCGATTTAAGATAATTTTCGGCAGCAACTTTAGTTGAACCATATATTGAAATTGGGTTTAATGAGGATTCTTCAGTACACATTGTTTGACCCACCCCTATACCATAACCACTATTGGTATTTGGATATAATATTTTTTTATTCTTATTTTTTGTAAATTTAACGATGTTAAAAATTTGTTGGAAATTAATTTGTTTCGCTAATTCTGGTTCAGCGTCACATGCTGGAAACCCAACAATTGCAGCCAAAGGGATTATGACATCCGATTCGTTACATAGTTTTTCCAGCAAGACTTCATTTCTTACATCGCCATGTATGAATTTAAATTTAGGATTAGATGTGTGAGATAGTAACGAAACTTGATTAAAAATTAATTTGTCAAGTACAGTAACCTCATGATTGGCATTTAATAGTTTGCCCGTGATAACAGAACCCAAATATCCCGCTCCACCTGTTATTAGTATTTTCATATGATAAGTATAAGTAAAATTTGTTAAGAATGGTATTAATTATGTGTTTTTATTAAAAAAATATTCATACAAAATTTCAGATATTTTTTTATGACCCTCTAAACTTGGATGAGCACATTTCAAATAATCAATCCCCATTTTATCGTTAATTAAAAGTAAATCAAAATGTTTTTTTATGTAAGATTCGGTTTCAGGAGTATAATAATGGTGAAAATTCTCCTCTGACCAAAAAAAGTACTTTTTAACTCCAAATTTTTCTAAAATATTTTGCATCGTATTCAATACGAATAATGTATCGTAACAATCTTGAATTATACCATTTTGATATATTGATAAAAATCTATCTGTAAATTCGGTCTCCTTCTTTAATAAATCTAATTCATAATTGTCAAACCCCATCTCATTTCTACCCACTTTCACTTGTTTCCAATTTTCTTGAAGATTTTTAACTTCATTATTGTTTTTACCTAATAAAATATTGCAACCATTAGAACCAGATTCGGAATAAGATTCGTAATATTCAAACCTATTGTTATTAGTAAATTGTATACCAACTATTATATCTTTATAATCATGTTCAGTTTGACTTAAAAAATCAAAAGTTGTTCGTAATATTCTGTGATTACTACCACACATTCTACCATGATTTATTATTTTTTCCACACCAAGATTATCACCCAAATGTTTAGGCCAAGTATGTTCTTTAATAAAATCGGCCTGACTAGGTAAATTATTGGGGTTTACATATTCTTCTAGTCCACCACCAGCGGTAAAACTACATCCATTTGTGTATAGTATCATATATTAAAATTAAGGCCCAACAAAAGATTGTAAAGCGAATCTTCTAAAGTTATTTTTAACCATTTCTATGGAGTGACCCACATTATACTTGGTAAAATCCATTATGGCGTAATTCCCATAAACAGGTAAACATTTTTGAAATGGTTCTTCAAATTCAAGAACTTGATTGGTGTTTGTTTTTATCTTGTGACCTAAAAAAAGTTCACCACCATCACCTTCTTGATATGTATTTGGGTCGGCAAAATACATGATAAGTACACAAGCTCTTCCTGGATTAATACCATCAAAATGAACCTCCGAAAAATCTCCATCATCATAAACACTATAACCTGTTGCAAGTCTAAAAGTTTCCTTTTTTTCCATTAATTCAGGATATATGAGAGATGTGTGTTCTCTAACTACACTTTCAAAAAATTGGTGCATTTCACGAACCTCATTTTGTTTTACCTCATCATAGTTAAAATTTTCAAATTTTAATCTAGCCCATTGTTGTGTTGTTCTTATATCACCACCCCCATTAATCACTTTCTTTACAAAGTCTTTCCTATTTTGAGATCTTGTATATGGAATTTCTTGTAATTTTTCCTCATCGGTTGGAGTTGGACCAACGTAATTGGGTAAGTTCAGATAATTTTCAGGATTATTTTGTCCCATATAGTTGTGTCTGTAACAATAGTGTTTATCTTTTTCTATCGAAGTATTTTTAAAAACCTCACTCCATTTTAAAAAATCTTCTTCTTTAATACCAGTTAAGTCATTAAAAAATTCATTAAAATGACCAATATGGTAACCATTTACCGTTAAATTTTCAATTATCTTTTCGTACATATCTATTTATTTAGTTATTTATTTATAAGTATTTTACTTTATTATAAATTATACTTATTTTATAACAAATGTCAATAGAAAATACAACAACAAAGAAACTTTTAATTACAAGTGGATGTAGTTTTACAGATCCTTCATTTGCGTGGCCGTACCAATTGGGTAAAAGATACGATTTTAATGTAGAAAACGTCGCATTACCGTCCCAAGGGAATGGATTAATCTCAAGAAAATTAATAAGTATATTGGAAAAGTATCCAGTAAATTATCCAGTAAATTATCACTCAGATGACATAATTGTGGGAGTAATGTGGTCAGGAATGAATAGATATGAGAGAATCATTGAATCGGGTGATGAATATGTAGGTCCACCTTATTTAGAACAAAACCCAACTTGGGGAGTTTACGATGACAAAGGAAAAGGAAGGTGGCGAATTATGAGTCACGAATGGATTAAATCGGAAGATTGTTTTATACACTATAAAATATTCAATAATGAGATTTCATCAATGGTACAAACGTTAGAACACATACTTAGAACACAATGGTATTTAGATATTTGTAATATAAAATACTTTATGTCTTCATTTATGAATATTTTTTCTGATGAAAAAATTATGAATCAACCAGATGTAAAATATCTATATGAAATGGTTGATTTTTCTAAATTTTTACCGATAGAAGGTTTTTACGAATGGAATCGAGAACATTATCCTGTGGATGGTTTTAATGATTTAAAATTAGACTGGCATCCTAATGAGTTTGGTAATGTAAAACTCACTGAAGAAATAATAATTCCCCATTTAATAAAAAATAACATAATTTAATAATGAGTGAAAATAAGATTTTTATTGCGGCGGGGGGTGAGTTTGTTAATGACAAAAATAGTTGGCAACATATCTGTAAAGAAAAGTTAAATTATGAACTTCACGATTTAACAGAAGTAAAAATAAGTAACGCCATAATATCAAGAAAAATAATATATAAAGTCAATGAATTAATTAAAACACATAAAACAGAAGATATTATTGTTGGAATTGTGTGGACAATACCTATGATACATGAAAGGTATATATCCAATGGTAAAAATGATGATTATATGGGTAAATCTGAAACGGGGTTTACAAGTGTGGTGGACAATGTAAAAAATTGGAGAATTTTAAATCATGATAGTATTTCATCTTCTGAAGATTGTGAATTATATTTTAAAATTATATACAATAAACTGCAATCATATGTTTTAAGTTTGGAACACATATTAAGAACACAATGGTTTTTAAATAAGTTAGGAATTAAGTATTTTATGACATCATATGTAGATATTTTTCATTATGAAAAGAACTTTTTAAAAATGTATGATTTTTCAAAATTAACGGATTATAAAAGAGAATGTTATAGATTAAACATATTAGGTTATAATGAAGTCACTTACCTACATGGAATGATAGATACAAGACAATTTTTACCCATATATAGTATGTTAGATTGGTTACAGGAAAATTGTGCAGATAATGGATTTAAGGATTCTGAAAAATTAATTCCAAATGGTTTTGGACACGAGAAATTTGCAACTGAAGTCATAATTCCATACCTAAAAGAAAAAAACATAATTCATAATGAAATTATCTAAAATTTTTATTATATTATACCTATGAAACTAATTTGTTTTGGAGATAGTTGGACTGCAGGACACGGAGGGGAATATAATGAAGGTGGATTTCATCCTAATTTATTAGGATATAAAATAATTTCCGATTTTATTTACAATAAAATTGGATTTCAAACTAATTAAAATAAAAGAATTTTAAATGTACATAATTGGAATTTCAGCATTTTATCACGATTCGTCTGTTTCTTTGTTTAGAGACAATCAATTGATATTTGCTTGTGAGGAGGAGAAATTTACAGGGATTAAACACGATAGTTCATTTCCCGTAATGGCTTTAGATTATATCTATAAAAACTACAAAATTACAGACAAAAATCTACAAGCTGTGTGTTACTATGAAGACCCTAAATTAAAACACGAAAGGGTAATTCAGAACATTAAACCCCAATGGTTTAAAAACCCACTATATTCTTTAAGGTCTTATTTAAAAATAAAGAATAACGCAAAGGAGATTGATAAAAGATTAAAAGAATTATCACCAAATGTGTTTTATTCAACACATCACGAAGCTCATCTTTATTATTCATATTACACTTCTCATTATGAGAAAGCTATGTGTTTATCTGTTGACGGTGTGGGTGAACACGATACACTTTCATTAGGAATATGTGATTATGGTGGAATTGAATATGGTAGTATGGCTAAATATCCTCACTCATTGGGTTTATATTACACCGCAATGACTACATTCCTTGGATTCAGACCAAATGAAGGTGAATACAAATTGATGGGTTTAGCATCTTACGGAGACCCAAACATTTACTTAGATAAGGTGAGAAAATTAATTTCATACAAAAATTCAAGTTTACAATGTAATATGGATGTATTTGTTTGGAATAAGTCAGATAAAATAATGTTCAATGAAAAATTACCAGAACTACTTGGGATTGAACAAAGATTACCTGAAGAGAAAATTGAAACGATACATGAAAATTTAGCCGCTTCAATACAAAAAGTATATGAAGAGGTTTTATTTGAAATATTAAAAACTGTATCAATTATTAGTAACAGTAGTAATTTATGTTTGGGTGGGGGTTGTGCATACAATGGAACCGCTAACGGAAAGATTTTAGAAAATTCTACTTTTAAAAGTTTATGGATTCCACCAGCACCATCGGATGCGGGGTCTGCAATCGGTGCCGTGGTTCACTACCTTGTTAAAGAAAAAAAGATTAGAAGTAAAATAACAAGAAACCCATTTTTAGGACCTGAATATCTTTATAACGATATTAAAAAGTCAATACACGGATTAAATTATAAAAATTTTGTTAGTGAGAAAGGTTTAGTGGAATATGTTGCAAAAAAATTAAATGAAGGTAAAGTTGTTGGTTGGTTTCATGGTCATATCGAATTTGGGTCTAGAGCTTTAGGTAACAGATCAATATTAGCGAACCCAACCTTAGACGACATGAAGGACAGGATTAATAGAGTTATTAAGAAAAGAGAAGGGTTTAGACCATTCGCACCAATGGTTATTAAAGACGAACAAGAGGTCTATTTTGAGATGAATGGTGACATACCATACATGAACCAAGTGGTACAGGTTAAACCCGAATATAGGTCTAAATTAAAGGCGGTAACTCATGTTGACGGAACCGCAAGAGTACAAACGGTATTCAAACATTCTATGATGTATAAGTTATTGGAAGAGTTCAAAAAACATAGCGGATTTCCAATACTTTTGAACACATCGTTCAATGTTAAAGATAAGACCATGGTTCTAACCCCAAAAGACGCAATCGATACATTTTTCGATACGGAAATGGATTTATTGGTTATGGGAAATTACGTAATATATAAAAAATAAAACATATGATGAAGTTAATTAATTGGATTAAGAAGTATTTTGCCGACCGAAAAAGAAAAAAAGAATTTAAGAAGAAATTAGAGGAACTACGTAAAAGAGACCCATTTACCTACAACCACTAAGATGATAAAAATCATCTATTAATTATTTGATTTTTTAGATTTTTTTACCTATATTATAGTATTATGATATATTGGTTTACAGGTCAACCCGGTGCAGGAAAAACTACATTGGCTAAACATTTAGTCACGTATTTTGAAAATAAAAATGTGATTCACATTGATGGAGATGATTTGCGTGACATCTTTCAAAATAAAGATTACTCAGAATTCGGTAGAAGAAAAAATATCGAAAGAGCCCAAGATATTGCTCGATTCATGAGTCAAAAAGGATTCAACGTTATTGTTTCGTTGGTGTCACCATACCGCGACCAACGAGAAGAATTCAAAGAAAATAATCAAGTTAA